GTACAAGAAAAGCTCTTGACAGGGCGTGGCGTAACGAGTATGATGTATAAATAAGACAAAACAAATATCCGTGGGTCCATGCTCGGGACTAGATTAGGATAAGCCATTACGATAAACCTACGGCTGTGATGCAGCGTGGGGTTGACAGCGGGCTTATACGCTGTATAGTAGTGCTAATCTATGGGGGATAGCGTCCTCACCACGGCCAATACAACCAGTAGCTGTCACCCCTCCCTGTGTCCGATTCATGAACGGAACGAAAGGAGCGTAGGCCGCTTCCCGCCAATTTTTACCTGGCCCAAGGGTTAATAATATCGGGTATTGGTGGGGTTATAGGGATTGACCGTAAATATCTCGCTGGTTTTAATATAAGGAAAAAGAATGACTAAAGAAGAAGCAATCGTTAAGATTCTGAAAGTTTTAAATAGCCGTATGGCCGTTATGAGCAAACCTATGAGGGATGAGGCATTTGCATTAGCATTTGAGCATGGTATAATGGCTAAAGATTTGATCGAACAGTGGGCGAAAATAGCAGAGAGGGTGTGAATATGAAGTGGCGAAGTGGACAACCTATTGATATTGGCTACTATCTTTGTGCTATTGTTGATAGCAATAAGCCTACTGAACTATATTGGGACGGTGTTTCATGGGGTTATGGGGATAGTGAAAGTTGGGAAACTCTTGATAGTAATGAAGTTGCCTATTATATGTATCTTGGTGATATTCCTATGCCGGAGGGTTGGTAATGGAGTGGAATAGTTCTCATAAGAATCCACCCAAGGTTGGCCAGAAAGTTTATTACTTCGGCCCCAACATTGGCCTGTGGATTGGTCACTATTCTTACGAAGAAAGATCATTCACTCCACACTATTATGATGAGAATGGTGTGAAAGTGTATGAGGAAAAGGTGATAGAGCTTTGTTCTCATATATTCACCAACGTCACCTTTGGAGTGTGTGACGCTTGTGACGCCCCATTCTGGCTTCCTTACGACGAGGAACGGGCCAAGAGTTGGTGTCCCATAATTCCGAAAGAATACACACAAAATTTATACGATTAAAGGTCTTGACAGGATATGGTCGATAACGTATAATATGAGCATGAAACAGAAACCACTACACGCCGAAGTTCGATTTCATCTGAGCAAAGGCCAGCATTATATGCACTGGCAAATTAAGATCATGCAGGGTAGGAAAAAGGTAGATGTATACTACTATAATCCTAACGAATATCAGCTAGAGATGATTGGTTGCAAATTGGTGAATTATCCCAACAAGGCCAAGAAAGTACATAAGGCTGGCGTTCACGATGTTAGTGGATGGGTCAAGTGTGAAGAAGTTAGGCCGATTAAGAATATTCCAGTTGACGATCTAGAGAAATTGTATTATAATCCTATTCGTGACCCACACTGGCGACGAGAGAGCGATAGCAACGAATTCGTGTGGGATGATAGCGAATACTCTACACTGATTACTAACGACAAACAAGTTTACGTTCTGGAGGAAAGAGTATGATTAATGTTGGCATGACGATTCGTGAGATGGTGTCGCTGGCTTCTAACTCCAGTTGCACTGGTGATCTATACGAGAGGATCATCAAGGCTCTGGAACTGGCTACTGGTAACGAGAAGTTACTGGTGGCTTGTAATGGCGTGGCCTATAATGGTCAGTATTGGGATCAGAAGATTCCTGCCATTAAAAGCCTGCGGTTGGCTACCGGTATTGGCTTGAAGGATGCCAAGGATTGGGTTGAGGAAGCCCAAAACTACAACAAGACCATGTTCACCAAACCTCTTGACCCAGAGGTTGCACACAAACTGTGCGAGGAACTGGGGAGGTGTGGTTGTTCGTGCTGGACAACTAATGCTTGAGACTCTCCCTAACTCTTTATCCCATAAGGATTTAGAGCTAGCGGGGCGGGCCGCTCTCGCCATAAGTCCTTACGCCACAACAACTTATGACGAATAAAATTTTTTTTCAAGATTGTGCTTGACAGGGTCGATAATAGATGTATAATCGTCGTAGTAAGGTTGATAACACTAACTTTTGATAAGGAGTTGATTATGCACAAGTTTTCTTTTACGGTTGATATTGTGACGGATTCGCCGGTTGGTATTGACATTGATGCTGTTCGTGGTTCGCTTAATGCCGCTGTTGACGGTATCGGTAGCATCCACGCTGTGCATCGTCAGGTCAAGTCTGACGTTCTGGCAGAGCAGGGTTATAAGGTTTGGGCAAAGCGTGTGGCTGGCGTTAGCCTTGCTGCCCCGAAGCCCGTCAAGGCTCCGAAGGCTCCGAAGGCCGTGAAGGCAGAGGTTCCTGCTACGGTCGAGGCTTGATTTTCTAAAGACTAGAGAGTAGAATACCGATATACCTTATAGGCGGTGGAAGTCGAAAACGCAACTGGACGTTAGACCAGTATAGGTATATCACACTTTCACTAATTAGGAGATTATAATGGGTCTGGATCAGTATGCTTCTACGATTGACAAGGAAGGTAATAAGACTGAAATTGCCTACTGGCGTAAGCATCCTAATCTTCAAGGTTGGATGGAAAATCTGTGGGAAGAAAAGGGGCGTCCCGGTTTGCCAGAGGATTACGAGTCTAATATGATGGGCGATTTCAACTGTGTTCCCCTTGAATTGGATTTGGACGATCTGGCATGTTTGGAGTCTGCTGTTTCTAATAATGAACTTCCGTCTACTGGAGGATTCTTCTTTGGAGATAACAGTGACGGATACTATAAAGATCAAGATTTGGAGTTTGTTCGTAAAGCCCGAGAGGCTATTGACAACGGACTAACTGTAGTGTATGATAGCTGGTGGTGATATTGAAAATAACGAGGAACAAAGAATGAAGATTCTTGGCTTGAATGACGATACTAAGTACGGTAAGGTTGTTAGTATCGCGGCTAATGGTGTGACGTTTGTGTTGAATGGCAAGACGGCTGTGTATGCCCTTGCCGATGTTGAGAAGATGTTTACTAACTAAGGGAGATGATTATGTCTAATAACTTTGCTAGCCTTCGTAAGAACCGCCATATCAAGTGCAAGTATCCGCTGCACGGCAGTAAGAATGTGCTGAAGTATCACGTTGGTCGCATTGAGCGTGTTGGTACTGGCCCTAATGGCCGCTATGCCGTGGTTCGTGCTGTGGATCAGACGGTGCGTACCCTGCTGTGCGATAAGATGATCGAAACGCACTGCTATCGTTGATTCTCCCTTGACGATGCGGGTGGTACATGGTATAATGCCTTGTATCACCCGCTTCACGGGGCGAAAGGTAAGCCGGTTGCATCCGACACTCTTATAAGGTGTTCATAGGTAGGTTCGACTCCTACTCGCCCTACTGTGATATGTTATCATTTCACCTAGGGAGTATCATTGCTAGAACTCATGATTATGATTGTTATATGGAGTATGCTGTACCAAGATAAATAAATCGGGATAGTTTGTGTTATAAATTAAACCAATATCCTCTCACACTTTTAAACGGTGCCATATTATGAACGAAGAACATATAGCAACATATATCTATGACGAGCGACTTGATTATGGCGTATACGAAATATATGCTGTATATGATTCCATGGTAGATCGTGATAACAGAAATGTTTCCTGGCATGATATATATGATAAGAATGGCGTATGTGTAAACGAGGGAGATCCTTGGTACGACATGCCAACGTGGAAACAGGTGTTTGATATATATTATATGGAGTATGTGAATTGATTAAAGTTAATGCTAATAATAAGATGGATATTGTTCGCTCATACTCTCACGAAGTATTGGACAGTATGGATTGGGATTCTCTATATACCTTTGCTTATGAAACATTGGTAGAGAAAAACGAATTATTGGAATCCGAAGTTCTCGAAAGAGAAATACTTGCGGTTTATCCACATCTCTTAGAAGATTGAACGTAAGTCCTTACGCTGCCTATATTTAGGAACAGCGGGGCCGGGGCGGCTCGCCATAAGTCCTTATTCCACAAGGGTTTAGAGCTAAAAAGAAATTTCTAATGCTGACCCCTTGACACGCCGATAATGTATAGTATGATAGGGGAACAAGAGTTGATGATCCCACTTTAGGAGATTGATGATGAGCTACGATAAACTGGTTATTGCGTCCGATAAGAGTCAGGGCGATTTTGTGCGTACCCTGCAAGGCCAAACGGGCGTTGGTTTTGAGAAGGGAACGCATGTTCATAAGGATTGGTGGTCTAAGACTAAAACCTACGAACAGGTTATGCAGGATGCTCACGTTGCCGTTGAGAATCGTGAGGATATTCTGGTTGAGACTAAGAGCATCTCTTGCGTGAGCGAGGATGGCGAGTTCTCTTTTAAGCTGCACGATGGGCGTAAGTTTCGCCCGACCGATCATGCTATTGAACAGTTCAGCGTGAGGGCTGGCGTTACCAGTTCTTCATTCCTGCGTGAGATGCGTAATATTGAGGGGTTTGATTCTCACGATGCTAATACTATGGCTATTGTGGGTAATAATGCTCTGCGACGTATTGACCAAGATAAGAAATTCCGACTCCGTACCTATACCGATGGTACTTGTCGTGCTTTCGTGACAGATCAGTATGCTCCGGTTGATAATCGCTGGTATTTGGAAACCCTCGCGGAGTTTATTCCCGGCGGTCGTTTCAGTCACTGGCGTGGCGATGAGGATACTATCTATGGTAATGTTCTTATCCCCGATACTATCATGGATTATGGTTCTGACGATAGTGACTATGGTGGTATGATTAGTGTTGGTAATTGCGAGATTGGTACTCGCCGCATTAGTCAAACGCCCAGCCTGTTTCGTGCTATCTGCATGAACGGTTGTATCTGGGGTCAGACTACGGGCGAAAAGATTCGTCGTGTTCACCGTGGTAATATTGATCTTGTTAAACTTAAGATGGAAATTGCTAAGAATATCCAGGATCAGATTCCGCTTCTTGCTCCCGGTATTAAGCAATTCCTCGCTACCCGTGCTATGGAAACTGGCAAGGCTAGTGTTAAGGGTGTTATCGCAGCGGTTTCGTCAGATTATAAACTGTCGAAGCGTGAGGCTACAGAGTTCCTTGAGCAGTATATTACTATGGAGTCTGAGCATCGTAACCTGTTTGGTATTATCAACGGCCTGACCCGTGCTGGCCAGAAGTTTGATAATAAGACTTGGGTACGGCTTGACGAAATGGCTGGCGGTCTGATGGAAACCTCTGCTAATAGCTGGAGTACCATCCTGCGTCGTGCTGATACTTACACTGATAAGGACTACGAAAAGATTTTCGCTCTTACAGCTTAAGTTATAAAGGGAAAGAGCCGGTCACCATCATAAATACGTCATCGGTGGTGGCCGGTTTCTTTTTCTCTTATTCGTCCTAAGTCCTTATGCCGCAAGGGTTTGCGTCAAGCGGGGCCGGGACCATTTTCCATAAGTTATTTATTTCCAAGTACTTACGTCAAGTCTACGTAAGTCCTTTGATCTCAAGAGGTTGTGTCTAGAGTGTCGATATGGTAGAATGGAGAAGGTTCAGTTGTGAAGATGGGTAAGATAGGTAATCTACACAGGCTGGGCAAGGGGGTGTACAACCCCAACCAAAAGGTTCAAGTTATTGCAATACAGTCAGCGAAAATAGAGGTTTTATGTTAAATACTGTGAAAGGATTTCCAATGACAAAGATTGAGGATTGGGGCATTACTCCTTGTGATATTATTTTCAATTATGTAGAGAAGCCCAAGGATTATATAGGGTGCAAAAGTATTAATGTATTTGATAACCGCTGGCGGGTCAACATATATAGTAAGCGTATGGTAGAAGGTATAGAAGGTAAGATCATTAGTAAAAGTTATTTTATACATATGCATAATCATGAACTTACCATTGTCTCACCTTAATATATAAGATCGCCACAATGCTGATAGTCAGCGACTTTTTATATTGTAGTTGACACCAGGGATATGACGATGTATACTGTACTACTCAAATCAATAAGATCGCCCAGATACTCATAGTCAGTGAAAGGACTATATGAAACCAAAACGTGGACAAAAGCTTTGTAAGAATTGTAATCAAATCAATGGCGCCCGATCTCACTCTTGTAAACATTGTAATCATGCATTTGTAAGTGGAGCCACCTCTAAAAATAAGAAGGTGAAGAAGCCCAAGAAGGTAAAGAAGATAGAGTATATAGATGATTGGAGAGAGTTGGCTAATGGTGATCGTATAAAGGTATTTGGGCGGTCTGGTAACTATTATGTTGGAGACAATGGTGATAAACAATATTTTACGGATTCTGGTATATATATTGTAAAGTCACAAGACTCTAAGGGCTTGGTGGTATATGGGAACGAGGGCGGATTCGGGTATATTTATATGGGACCAGAAGAACAGTCCCAGTATATTCCTAATATGTATAGAGCGCCCCATAAGATAGCAAAAGTCAATATTCCAGCCCGTGTGTAAAATCACACCTAATAACATGAAATATTAGGTTTAAACGGGTTTATTACTAAAAATAAGGCCCAAAACGCGCCAAATTCAATAGGAGATTCAACATGGTCACAAAGAAAGAATTCATAGACTATATGACAGAGATGCATGGAGATGATAACGATTACTCTGATCTATATAAATCCTTTAAGACACTATCTAAAATAAAGGACAGTGGCCAAATAAAAGAGCTTCGTGACCTTACTAAAATGGATAAACATAAAAGATTGCTATATAGACACGCCCTAGCATCTAATGGGCGAGAGTATACACCATCCCAAGTAGATCAGTACATGAGTACCATAGAATACGCCCTACTACAAATAGACGAAAATAACTAAATATCCCTATAAGGCCCACTATACTGGACTAACTATCCTATAGTGGGTCTTCCTATATACATACATCCATACATACCTATCCATACTACCATACCATCCATAAGGAAATGATAAGTGAGTAATTATATTTGTGGTGAATTATCCAGGTTTAAATTCACAATATATTCCCTACCCATCTTTCTTCTATTGTATGTAGTACTACTATGTATATGTATTATGTTATATATCTTATTTTATAGTGTTAAATGTACATTAGACGTATTGGATTAACTACCCGTTTTTAGACCATTTTAGGTGTATAATACTATGTGGAATAGTGGTAAACAACCCACAGAAAAAAGGATTATAAGATATTAAAAGGGAGAAAAAACCACAAAAGGGAGAAAAAATGGCAGACATTAAAGAAGAAATGGACGTAGTAATAACAGAATTAGAGAAGCTAGGAGTGAGTCCATCTAGCCATTTAGATCCAAATGTAATAGGATTGGGCGATGTTGTAGAGAATGTATTAAAGACTTTTGGTATTACTGAGGAAAGATTCAAAGAGTGGTTCGGGCTTAAAGAGTGTAATTGCACAAAAAGAAAAGCTTATCTAAATAGTTTGTTCTCTTGGAAAAAAAATCAAGGTTGACAACGCCTTTGGCCGATGTATAATACATTGGGAGAAAGGCTATGCTACACGTAAAACCACAAAAATTTAACAGTGTTCTTGTGTCTGCGGATTCCCAAGAGGAATTAGGTCAGACTTTCATGAGATTTCAAGAATACTATGAAAGCCCCAATGAGAACTTTAGAAGAAATATATTCACAAGGGGCAAATATCTTAACTGGTATTCTCAAGAATATGGTGGTGACACTTACCACCTAGATTGGTCTGGCTTTAACTTTCCAAGTTATATTTTAGAGCCATTTAAATGTGGCCTATTTGATCCTCTAACAGATCAAGAATCTAGCCTCGTTAATCTATTTAAGTATAGAACAGATAAGTTTTATATTATAGGGGCTAATGACGATAGTACAATTAGGCATGAGTTGGCTCATGCTCTGTATTATTTTGATAGCAATTATACTCAATCTATTAACAATATATTCTATGCCAATAAGCAACATATTAGTAAAATATCTAAGTATATTCTAGATAAAGGATATCATAAAGATGTTTTATATGATGAACTACAAGCATATATAACGGATAATGATAATCAGTTTATTATTGATAACACGCCAAAAGATTTATTGCAAAAAATTAACACATTGTACAAAAAATACGCACTTGACAACTAAACTAGGGATGGTAGAATACAAAAATGAAATACGGACTATGTTGCATATCTATTAAGCTCCAAGAGCAAGATATTAAGTTTCAGACGATGACATACAAACGATTCTCTAGCCTACCTAGAGAAGAGGCACTATCAATTCTTGGCGACCGCATATATAATAATATGTGCGTTACCAATGAGATAATCAAATATTGTGCCATAAATGATTATTGCTACCGTATTAGTAGTGACCTATTTCCTCTCATTACATATGATGAGGCTAATATAGAGCTTACAGATCTGCCAAATTATGACGATATTGAATATAGCTTTGACGTTCTAGAGGACACTATAAAATCTAGTAATATTCGCATATCTTGTCATCCCAGCGAATTCAACGTATTAGCCTCAACCAATAGTGCGGCAGTCGAAAAGACTATTACAGAACTTAATTTTTATTCATCTTTCATGGATCGTATAGGTTGTCCAGCAGACTACCGATCTCCCATAAATTTACACGTACATAATAAGAGTGGCGACCATGATACCATTATTACTAGATTTCTCTCCAATTATTCTCGCCTTGATGACAATTGCCGTAGCAGACTGGTTATTGAGAATGACGATAAAGTAAATTGCTGGTCAGTTAAAGAGTTGACAGAGATATTTCATCCTGCTACAAATATACCGATCACGTTCGACTACTTGCATCATACCTGCCATCCAGACGGTTTGACTGAGGAACAGGCTATACTGGCCTGCCACGCCACTTGGGGCGATTACAAGCCCCTATTCCACTACAGCGAGAGTAGGGCTGGAAACAATCCAAGGGCACACGCAGACTACGCATATAATACTTTCAATACATACGACTTAGACTTTGATCTTGACTTCGAATTAAAAATGAAAGACAAAGCTATAAGCAAGTTTATACAGGAGATATCATATGTATAATGATCCAATGGTGCAAATAAAAGACATTAGAAAAATGTCTAGACATATAGGAAGGGATGTTGCTCACAATATGGATATCCCACTAGATGAATTTAGAACATATATTAAGCCTAAAGAAGTAAGATCACTTATTAGACAATACTGCGTAGAAAAAAATGGAGAATATCTTATTAATGCAATGATATTGCAAAAGATATTTAAAGAGATTAACGATTGGGTATTAGGTATAAAATTATGTAAAATGGCATCTAGCGGAGATTTAGCTGCTAGTTGGGACGAAGATAAGAATTGTATGGTTTTTGGTAATCTAAAGGAGATATAAATGGCTAAGAAGCATTATAAGGCACCAGTTCATCAAACGGGCACATCAGTTACTACTAAAACTCATTTTGGTAGCACTAGCGACATGGTTGTGGATCATAATCAATATAAATACGTTGAAGATGGCCGTCCCGTTGTTCTCAATGAAAAGGTTGGGGCAATACTTTGTAAGGATGATAGAGGGTTCTACATGACATTCAAGAATTATATAGACAGCGGACTTGCTGATCCAAATAGGTATTCTAATCAATTTATGAGAATAAACATTGTGAAGATTGAAGAAAATGTTTCAAGCTCTTGACAATGGAATGTCGATAAGCTAAAATACATACGAGGAGAAAATTACTAAAATGACTAAAATGACTTGGCGAGAACTTAAGAACTTTATTAATAAACAGGCTAGAAATAATAAACACTTTCTTGAAGAATCTGTAAATATTTTTGATTATTCCACTGGCGAATTATTTGCTGGTGGCCTTACGGAGCTTCTAGTTGAAGCAACTGAGAACATGGATACTGGATGGGTAGCATATATCGCTATAAATGAACAGGAGCTAGAGGATGAAGAAGCTAAGGAAGCAAGTATCGATTGATTTTTTGACTCACTGCAAAAACTCTATTAATGATCTTCTTAGGAGTAAGATTCCTCAATCAACTAAGCAAAAGCTTTGTATTATGATGGAAAAACTGCTTCAAGAAACAAAAGAGGATGCAACATACAAATACCTTTACTGGAATAAGTATGGTCAGTTAGATTGGGACGAAGCAAAAACTAAGGGAGTATATAAAGAGATTCCAAAGTCTTTTATATATGGTCCAGACTATGATGGTAAACCAGAGTTTGTAAGCGATATACAGGGCGAATTTTCTAGACACTATAACATAGGATAAAATTATGACTAACAAATATGAAAATATTGATTTTGATTTTGGTTGTCCAAGTCGATTTGATCTTGAAGATGCTATTACGAAACAGATGGAGATTGTGGATAATCTGAATACAATTATGGAGAATGTTATTGAGGGTGAAAATGTTTGTGAAGATCCAGATTATTTGGTAAATACTCTGCAAGGCATTGTTAATCTACATGAAATGAAACATGCTAAGCTTTGGTCTGTATTTACAGCACTGTTTCGACTTGACGAACACAATGGTTCGATGTATACTGAGACTGTTGATGATGAAGACACTAATTAGGAGGATTGAAATGGTTAAAAAAAGTAAGTCTGTTAAGATAGTTCTTTGTGATCCACCAAGTAGTATTTGTGACGATAATGTTTTTATGGTAAAGAAAGTTGTAAATACTCTAAATGTAAGGGTTGGAGAATATATTGATGCTGATCTTGTGAAAAAGTGGATCGTAAATAAGGATAATTGGACAATAGAGTTTGTTAAATGACAGATTTGTTATAATGCGATATGATATGTAAACGCACTCACGGTGGTGAAATTGGCGAAACACAGGGGACTTAAAATCCCCCACATTAGAAACACTGCGGGTTCGAATCCCGCCCGTGAGACTATATATCAAAACGTTTTAAGTTTACAAAGGAAAAACTATGCCATACATAAAAGAAGAACGACGAACAAGCCTGTATCACTGTATTGATGATATGATAAACTGTATTAAACATAATATTGATGCAGAAGGTAAAGAGCTTACTAACGATCAACTGCTAGAGATTTGTGGAGATATTAACTATAGCTTTAGCAGAATAGCGGCTGGTCTAATGGGCAAGGTTTCTTATCCCAAGATTGCTATAATAACTGGCGTACTAGAAAATATTAAGCAAGAGTTTTATAGGCGAGTAGCCTCACAATATGAAGATAGCAAGATAGTATCTAATGGTGATATAAAAGAATATAAATATATTTGATATTAATCTAATGTAAAAAGACCGTGATCATATTCCCAATGACAATTTGGACATAATAAAATTAAATTGTTTTCATCATTTACTTCCGATACCAATGTATAAAGTTCAAAACTTTGTATTGGTTTAATATGTGCTACTTCAACATGTTTATCGTACCCACACTTTGTACAAATTTGTGTTTTATTTTTCATTACAGCCCTTGCTCTTGATCTTACTAATGCCCAACAAGACGATTTATGATGCTTATCATAAGCAACCTGAGCCAATGTTTGATCTTTAGAAGTGTCCTTGCATTCTTCACATAGCATTCTACGTTTTTTATAATTAAGATCAATACCGCACTGATTACATTTAGAGTATTTTTTGACAGTTTTTTCCATTGGTTTCATTTTTATTCTTTTTGTATTTCTATTATTAAAACTAGCCGCACAACTCCTACTACAAAAATTATTTTCAGTTCTCATAATCTCTGCTTTTGTTTTTTCGAATGTTTTTTCACAGTTTTTGCAATTGACTTTCATGCAGTAGCCTCTATAATAGTTAAACGAGTCTCGTTGTAGCCGCCGTGGGCCTTCTAAGCCTATGTCATTAACATGGTGGACGGATGACTAGGGTTCGACTCCCCAACGAGATATTAATATATACACAAAATGGAATAGACTATCATTTCTGTAGGTTCGATTCCTCTTGGGGCTATTGTAAGGTATAATTATGAAACAAGAATTAATGGATCAACTAAAAAAAGATTTCCCCACTCTGAATTTCACATATTGTGAATGTGGAGATGGGTGGTATGATTTGATTCGTATGGCAGCGGAAGAAATGGATCATAGGTCTAAGCAAGACCATAAACAATATCAATTTGTTCAGATTAAAGAGAAGTTTGGTGGACTTAGAATATACTGTACCTCATATAATGAATATTTGTTTGGATATTTTCGTGCGTTAGAAGCTATTAGTTATATAACGTGCGAAGTTACTGGTAAAAGGGGCAAGCTAAGAACAAAAAAGATAGTAAACGGGGAATTTGTTAATGCTTGGATGCAAACACTATGCGACGAAGAGGCAGCTAAAGCTGGATATGTATGAATATAGAAACTGCAAGCCTGGAAAATGATTTATATGATTCTGAAACGATAGTTTCTAAATGCAAAAATAGCTATGTTTATAGTCAGAACTTATACGCAGCACTTTGCAATAATGTATTTAAAAAAGGCGATCAACCTTGGAGTTGCTCTTGGAGATATGCTGGCGGAATAATATCTGATATACAAGGCTCTGGAGACTACTTAAATTGGTATTGTTCTGGCATAGGCAGCGGATTAGAAGGTTGTGTAGGAGAGGGCGAAGTTACAGATGAAATACGATTAGATTTAATAAAAATAGGGTGGATAGTAGCATCTTGAATAAATCTTTAACTTACAATATTTTACATCTTAGTTTCTATTTTAATGTTCTACTTGGAACTATCATGAATTTTATGGACGATCCACAACATAGTTTTCCTCCTAATATGGGTTGGATAGTTATACTAGGTTTACTATGTATTATTCATAAGGACAATAACCCGTGAAAAATAAAAATACTTATAATGGTGAAAATTTCGTATTTCATCTATTTAATAATGATGGTGAATATCTTATAGGTATGGGTAGTGAATATGTTTATCCTTATGCTAGTAAGGAAGATTTAAAGGGGTTGGCCGAATTTATCCTTAAGTATTTGGAGAATAATTAATGGTCAAATGTAATTATTGTGATTATGAATATGAATCTCTAGATGATTTAGGTAAACACTTAAATGCTACGCATACTAAATGTATTTGTGGTAAAGTTTTTGATAATAGACAAGACAATTATGCTTTATGTGATGAATGTATGAAAGAAGATAAGGAAGTGGCCGATTTTATCTATAAGTATTTGGAGAATGAATAATGGAAGTTTTTATCATTATTGGAACAAAAGAGAATGTTTATCAAGATATTATTGGTGGAGACTTTACACCTCATCCAGACAAAGAAATTGTACGAGTATTTTCTAGTGTAGACCGGGCGAGGCAGTTTGTGGCTAACTCTAAATTAGTCAAACCAACGAGAAAAGGTTATGGAGATACATCATACTATCGTGGTGGATATTATGACATGGAAATTGAAAGTCATATTATAGACTAATATTTGGAGAATAACTAATGTCGCAAAATAAACAAAAATATTATCGCACAACTATTACTGTTGAAGTATTGAGTGATTTTCCATATTCTGTTTTGGATTTGTCTCAAGTAGATTATGATATTAAGTTTGGAGAAGTAAGCGGCCAAATTAGCGAACAGTGTGAAGAAATTACTAGAGATGAAATGGAACAGGCTCTTATTAAGCAGGGGTCTGATCCAGATTTTATTTTCTGTGGAGAATAAATAATGAATACTCGTAGAGAATTTTTTCAAAACAGCCTATTAAGTTTTGGTATATTACCACTATTTAATAAGTTTGATTTTAGTAATAATGATCTTTTGCCACGATGGGATGTTGCAGCAAAAGTTGTCGAAAGTTTTATTTTAAATATGGATTATGAAAACATAAAAACAAAAAACTCCCGTATATATTCTATTGATATTTGTTATGATAATATGGTAACAGATGATAAAATTGGAATTTATGGTTTGGGCTTTGAAGAGAATAATCCTATATGGGTTGTTGAATCAACAGAAGTAGATTGGCTTAAAAAATACAACGTATCAAGTTCTCATGTTGTTAATGCAATATCTGCTTATTATCTAAAAAATGGATTTTCTAAATCAGAACCAATTATTGGATCTAATAATTATGGATCAAGTCAATGGGGCGTAAGAGTTTATAAGGAAAATAAATAATGAACGACAAACTCAGAGAAACCGTCCAAAATTTTCTTAATGATCATGTTTCGGTAGAAGTTATCGAACAATTAGAAAACATAGCGATAGAATTGTATCAGAACATTAAAGAGATTAAAGAATGAATGATCTTGATAAAAAGGATTTACTAGAACTAACACATATTATTAAGTCTTCAGCCAATAATATTGGTTCTTTAAGTATCGGTCATCATATTGTAATAGACGCCATAGAAGAAATTATAGGTTGTACTGATGCTATTATTGAGATCGTTGAAAATAAACCACACAAGATCGAAAAAATGTTTTAGTCTAAAGGTTGCTCTTGACAACTGCCGATAACACTGTATACTGTTGTATACCCTTTGGAGAGATATGATGAAAACTAAGCAAAAGCCTAAGATGATTAGTGTTGAGTTTTATTTTTTGTTGGATGATTATACTTGGAATACTAATTTTATTGATGTTCCAGAAAATATAATACATGAAGAAAAAGAAATAATTGATTGGGTATACAAAAATGTAAAACTGCACAAAGACGTTGCTATTATTGGCGTCTATAATATCCCGAGTGAGGAAGAAGTATGAACTACTATATTGAAAAGCATGATATGACAATTATTCTGGATGCTTTGGAGAATTTAGTTTTGAGTATGAAGAATAGTGAGGCATTTGGGTTGCCTAATCGTAGACCATATTCTATTGAAGAGGTTGATGGTCTTTTCCAGAGTTTTGATAATAGTTTTGTGGAGAATAACAATGAGTAAAACCATGAACGAAAGTGTTGCGTCATATATCTATGAACCAAATGTAGATTATGGAATCTATACGGTATTTGCCTGCTATGATAGCATGGAAGATTACGATAATCGTAAAGTAAGTTTTTATGATGTTTATGACAATAGCGGATTGTGTGTTAATGAGGGCGAACCATTTTATGAGTTTCCTTCGTGGCAAGATATTTATGATTACTATTATCTTCCATCTATTAGAGAAGCCAGCCAAGATCATCCTAGAGATTTGAAATTTATGGAGAATAATCAATGAAACAAAATATTATGAAAAAATGGGTTAAGGCTCTGCGATCTGGCAAATATAAGCAGGGTACTGGAACTCTCAAACAATTTAATAGCAAGGGACAGGCTCAACACTGTTGTCTTGGGGTGCTTTGTGAGTTGTATAATACTACCATGAAGAAGAACAAGAAAAAGATTCTACCTGAGAAAGTTTATGATAATGATAGTGATTTTTCTCATGGATATTGTAGATTTGGTGGTAAGAAAGAGGATTTGCCAAAAGAGGTTAAAGATTGGGCTGGTATGAATGATAATCTTGGTAGATTTTATCTTTCAGATCATTATGAATATTTGGCTGATCTTAATGATTGCGGAAGAAAGTTTAAGACTATAGCAGATATTATTGAGAAAGAGTGGAAAAATCTATAATGAAACCAGTGAATATTGATCCCGTTCTTTTTACTATAATTTTGTTGATTGCTCTGATCTTTATAGTGGCTGGGCCATTTATTCAAATTTGGGCAATTAATACATTATTTAAAACTTCTATTGAGCATAGTTGGCTTAATTGGGCTTGTGTTATGATACTTAATAGTAGTATTAGTGCGGCTTCTTATAGGGGTAAATAATGGTCAGATTTAAAGTATTTCATCCTTTTAACCTAGTAGGAGTCAGAACTCCTAATAAACTATATAATACTGATGATGTATATGAATATGGTTTCTCATTAGACCTAACTACAGAATTATATTTCTATACATACGATTGGGGATATGGATTAAATTTTCGTTTTCTAGGTTTCGGGTTGGAAATTTGTAAATATGGAGTATAATAATGAAGGTAATGCTAAGATTTGATCTGCCAGAAGATCAACACGAATATGATGTTACTATGCAAGCATCTAGAACTCAATCCTTTTTGTGGGATTTTAGTCAGCAGCTTAGAAATTGGTATAAATATCACAATGATTTTACTGACGCTAGTGATGCCTTGGACAAGATACGAGAAGAATTTTATAGACTATTAAACGAACACAATGTAAATATAGATCTTTAATTATGATATCAGATAATACAGACGGCGAATCGTTACCAGATAGCAAAATTCCTTGGTATGATAATGAATACGAGGGAGTGTATAGTGATGATCCAGAGAACGGCTATCCTTATGACATGGGAACAAAGGTGCAGGAATGAAAACTAAAAAACATAATTTTAACTGCGATGTTAATGGTGGTATCATGGTTACTTCTGCGTTACGCTATGCTCTTGGTCGAATGACTTATGTGCCGGGAGCAGTTCAAGACTGGATAAAAAACCATTGGGATAGTTTAAATTCTAATACCAAATGTGTTGTTGTACGAGATGTTTTTGAATACTTGTATGATGAATTTAAGTCAAGTGGTATGTATGAATTACCATTTGGAGGATATGATGTTAGAGAGTGGGAAAAGTTTGCTATTGACAGATATTGGCTGTTAGATTACAATGAACGCAAATACATTGACGAAGAACTGAAAAGTCGAGCCAAAGATAGTAAATGGCTAAAGAACTGGATGATTCCAAAAATATACGAAAATCATAACTATGAACTTTGAACAAGCAAAAGAGTTATCTTTCCTAGTAGAGTGGAAAGTTGATGAATGTTTTAGTGGGCCACAATGTTGGTGTAGAAGAATTGTGCCAGTTAATCCTATTCTATATAATGACGAATATGAAAATTTTGGTAAGACTTTGGTAAGTACAGAAAGTGAAGAGTATGAGATTATACCCGACGCTGCTATAGATCAAAAAACCGCCGAATATATTGTGCGATTGCATAACGAATATCTGCAACAAAATACAAGCATTTCTGACTCTATACAATCAATATTAAAACAACCTCAACTAAGTGGAGATTGTGGAATATCACAATAATTTAAATGTCATGGAATCACCGTGTCGTTCGTAGATTTTATCCTAATACTCATATGGATGATAGTATGTTATATGAGATATATGAAGTCTATTATAACTCTGACGGAACTATAAACGCAATAATGGGAGAACCAATAAGAATACGAGAAGAAAGTATTGACGATCTACGACAAACGGTCGAACGATTGACAAAGTGTTTGGAACAACGTATAATTGACTACGATACACTACAGGAAATTAAACCATGACTACCGGCTGGAAATATCGTATCGTTAAAAAAGAAGACAAATATGGATTATATCCAGTATTTATTGACGATAACCAAGATGTTGTGAACATTCATAATATGCCAGTTTATCTAAAGGATAGTATGTTGGATTTACAAACAGTGCAAGATAAAGCAGGAATACCTCTTCCTTCTTTGATGAAAGAGGCGTGGGATTATCCTGTTCTTGATTATAATACAGGAGAAGAAATATAAACAGGTGAATTAACACCGACCTTTGAGTTGATCGCAAGGGTAACGTCCTAGAACCTCTAGTGCGTCTATTTGTAGGGATTTCCCTCTCGACGTATTATGTTCAATAATGGGGGCGTTTTCAATACAATAAAGGAAAATTATGAATACTTTACTTAAAATACTAATGAGTGGAATATTTGCCACAGGAGTCTCTGTGATTCTTATGGTTCTTTATTGGTTTGCTTGTTATATTCTCATAGAGCATTTTAAATACAACTATGGTAATGAAAATTATTGGGTGTTCTCTCATTGTTTTGTTATATTAATACTTTCTTGGATACTCAGCTTCGGATATTTTGCTGCGACAATAGGGGATAAACTGTGAAAGGCCCAATAATATATTATGAGATTAAACATATGTATGGTACTGATTTATCTAGCACTAAATTAGCTAGTGAGTTACGTCATAGTGTGTTAGAAGAAATTAATCTTGGTTTTAATGTAGAGATTGATTTTAAGGATGTTCGTTCTATTACTAATGGATGGGGTAGGAATCTAATAGGTGTTATAGCTAAAGAACGCGGATCGGACTTTGTTAAGAATCATATACTACTTACTAATATGAATAAGGGTGTGAGAAAAACACTATTAGAAGGTGTTGAGGATATATTAGTATGAAGTTTGAAGAATTTGTATCTAAAGTCGATGATACATTCATGAATCATCAAGCGTCAAGGTCGGGGGGGAAAATTTCTGCTGCTAATCAGTGGAGATATGGTCAGACTATTATGAATGTATTGTGGGATGTTTGGCCGGAAAAACATAAAGAACTTGTGGCGTCTGAGTCTGATTGTTTTTATGATAATAAAATGGTTACATTTGTACTAGATAAACTAGAGAAAGAATGGCATGAATAGTTTTCTAAAAGGATTTTTCGGTCTATTTGATTGGATGAGTCCAAAAACAGTAGATGAAACTATCAATGATCTTGACAATCAAATGCAGGACTTGTAGATCGAATGGGTTGGGGACAATATAAAAAACCTTCGCCTATGAGCGGTTGGAATAATGCTTGTGATCTTAATAGAGTATTAGAAGCTGAACAAAGTTTAATGAACGAGATTTACGGATATAATTTTAGAAAAATAGTAACTAAAGAATTTCATAAACCTCTGGTAAAAGATCCAGCAAGAAGAAGAGTCAATAAATATTTATGAATCAACAAGATATAAATAAACTAGTATTAATACGAAAACTTCTCAAAGAAGCATATGACCATGTGTTTGAGAACGATAGTGATGTTGGACACAAAAGCCAAGAGGGGCATATTAGTTTAGAATTTGGCAATTATTGGGAAGATAAGAAATGCGAAATGAAAATTACTAGCATTACTATTTATAGTTATGTTTTTGGTAGTGTTCGTACTCACTGTTATTATACTCTTGATGAGGCACTAGAAGTTGTTAAGGGTTGGCATAAACAGGAAATGGAAACAGATTATGAGGAACAACGCCGACTTGAAAAAGAATATAATAAAAGACACCCTCAAGGCTATTTAATCAATCCAGATATTAAACTAGATAAGGATTATTGGGGAGGGCCGAAGATTGAATAATCTAATACAAAAGTGGATTATATTCCACCCAACGACACAAAGTTTTATTACTGGTAGTCCATTTAATTATACTAAAGATCCTAATCTGGCAAGAATTTATAACAACTATTCTGATGCTATTATGGCTTGTAACAATCATTACAATAAAGAGTTTGGCGAAGGACATTATCCCATAGAATTACGTTTTCATTTTAACATTGATACCTTAAAGAAAAAAGAAAATAATAATGGAACTAACTGTTGACGAAATAAATGCAATATACTGCTGTATATCATTTGCTCAAGATTTGAGAGATGCTTTTGACGAAGGGTTAGTAGAAGGTGGATGGGACAAGAATGGAGATTATCAATCTAACAGAGATTGGCTAACTAAAAATATAGTAGTTGCTTTAATGGCAACACATAAACTTTCTAATCTATTAAATCATTAAATATGATATTCTTTACTAGCGATTTACATTTGGGACACAAAAACATCATAAAATATTGCAACAGACCATTCTCTGATGTGCATGAGATGAATAAATCTATTATAGATACTATAAACACTACTGTTGGAATAGATGATTCTCTTTATATCCTCGGTGATTTTGCTTTTAGAGGTAAAGATCCTATAGAGTATAGAGAAAGAATAATCTGTAAAGATATTCATGTCCTAATAGGGAATCATGATCGGGAAAAAGACTTCGTTAAACATCTAATATCATCAGAAAATTCCTATGGATTTAGCAGCGTTCAGCCTGTTAAAGAAATAATATATTGTAATCAAAGAATATATCTTAGTCACTACGCATCTAGAGTCTGGCCCGCATCTCACAAGGGTAGCTGGATGCTCTATGGGCATAGCCACTCTAAATTAAACGAAGAAGACAAAAATTCTAACAGAAAAACTTTAGATGTAGGTGTTGACAATACGATAAACTATGGTAAGCTATTTGGAGAGCCGTGGAGCTTCAAAGAGATACAAAAACTACTTCATTCAAAACCAATAAATCAGATTGAAACATGATAAAATCTCTGGCTGATAGCATTAAGGCGGGCGATATAGTTTATAATGTATTTATGCAAAAGCTGGTTGTTGGTTCGATAAGCCAAGAAGACGGTGGCTTGGTCTTTACTCTTGTTGATACTGGTTTAAATACTCATTACTATTCATATGAAGATATTTATTTTGATGATTTGTATGGAGAAAGCGATGAGGAAAAGTCGTGGATAAATTGGGCAAAAAATAATAAAGACTTTGTGGAAACCTTCGACCATTTATCAACTATCAAATGGATATACCAACAAGGTTTTTCTGAAGGTTTTGTTTATCGTCAAAAAATATCTTACTCAGAAATGATGCAAAAATAATGATAAAATCTAGATTTAACTATTGGTCATGCTCCAAATTTGCCGATTGGATTAGAGGAACACCAAAACCATTTGCACTAGAATGGAACCAGTGGGCAGAGTGGAAAGGCGAAGTCAAGACTAAAAATCCTATCAGATATTGGTTAGCAGAAGAAGGTCTTGATATCCTGCAAGATTGTTGGATGTTTCCATCAGATATATATAACGCTGTTAGAATTTACGTTAGAAATAGATGGATAGATCAAACCCACATTATTAAAACTGGCCTAAAACCTGGACATTACCACGAAATAGACACTAAAATATTGCATGGACTATTTAATGAACTTGTAGATTACGTTGAAGGCGAATTGGCTCATACAATGAAATCATATGAAGACCGCGATTATAAGTTTATCAAGGGGAAATGTAAGCAAGCAGGATTAGATCATCTTGACTGGGCTTGTTCGCTAACATACAACGAAGACTGCGGAATAATGGAAGGTGATAGGCGTTATGGAAAAATTACACCACAAGCAATTTCTGCACAAAAGGTTAAAGAGCTGTATATTTGGTGGACAAAAATAAGACCTATTAGACCAGAGCCATATTATCTATCTGGAATGTCACAATTTGAAGGAAATGAATTCTTTAGTAAAAAATCTAAAGAAGAAATAAAGTCTATGCACAATATGGTTAAGCTTGAAGAACAGTATGACAAAGAAGATACTGATAAACTAATTGAACTTATCAAGATTAGAAAAGAGTTGTGGACATAATCATGGAAGAAAAAAAACAATTTATTGATATTAATAACGATCTTTCTTTAGAAATTCAATTTAATCCACTAGTATCAACCAATCCATTTTATTTAAAGATATACTCATGGGAAGGATCATTTTCTGCTAGAATGTCAAATAAAGATTTGATAAATTTAGCAGAGTCTTTGTCAGATTTTGCATTTGACAATGCTAATACTTCATGGTATGATCAAAATAGTACAGGTATTCCTAGACTGCTTCTTAATCAAAGAAATAAAGCGTTTCATAAGCTACAAGAAATTAATAATTTGTTAGATGAAGCGGCAACCATCGTAAGTAAACTTCAAGAAACAATACAGAATGAAGAACAAGCTGACACTAGTGGGTGACGTTCATGGAAAATATGATCGTTACCACAAAATAATTAGACAAACAGAGTATCATCCATATACTTTACAGATCGGTGATTTTGGATTTAAGTATGATACCCTAAAGAATGTAGACTATACTAAACATCTAATTATAGGAGGTAATCATGATAATTATGATACTTGTTATAAGTACCCTCATTTCTTATATGATTACGGTTACACTTCTATTAATGGAGTAAAATTTTTCTATTATCGTGGAGCATATAGTATTGATCGTCAGTATAGAACAATTGGTATTGATTGGTGGGAACAGGAGCAAGTATCTATAGATCAATTCATGAAAGCTAGGGAGCTTTATAGAGAAATAAAGCCAGATATTGTTATTACTCATGATTGTCCAGAGAGTATTAATTATCACCTGTTGCCACCTGGAGCAACTAGATATCAAAATCTTACTGGTTGGGCATTAGATGAATTATTTAGAATACATCAACCAAAAATTTGGCGATTCGGACACTACCACAAAACGTGGGAAATGACTATTAATGGCACTCACTTTAAGTGTTTGAACGAGCTAGAGACTGAAATTATTAGTTGAGCCGAAAGGTTGAGGTCGCGGGTATCCTCTTAATCAACTTCCGTAGAGTTTGGCGACAGCATTTTCTGTAATACTGAAAGTTGCTGCCTTCTTTATATCGTTAAGGTATAATATGTTGTGGCAGGCATTTGCAGGCCAACCCAATTATCACTGGTGCTAAATTTCAGCTAATGTGGCGGAAAGTTAGAGCCATAGATACAAACTTTATCTATGGGGTGATTTATGGAAGGTTTTAAAGTTACTAATTCTAATCGTGACGAAATCCAAGTAAAATACGTTGATAGTATTATAGCTCATTTGGATTTTATACAGATTCGCAGTCTTCTAAGGGACTATCTTCATAGTGAAAAAGATAGATATTCCAATGAAGATTTGGCAGATGAAATAAGATCACGCGACCCAAGAATATGCAAAGATGTTTTTGGTAGAGTTTATCGTCACAATAAAGAAATTGAGGTTCTATCATGAGACACTATCATATCACAGATAGCAATAAATCTTACATTGTTAGAAGGTATTCTGATTATATAGTTTCAAGAATGGACAATCTAGATATCTTTAATGAATTCAAAAATTATCTTTTTAAAGAAAAGATGGAATATCCCAATGATACTCTAGAAGATGAAATTAATAGGTTATGTCCAGAAATACTTGAAGATCACTTTCCAGAACAAGTAATAGGAAAGGGGGCAGAATATGCCAAGAGTATTTAATAGAATATTAACATTTAAAATTGAGGGTGAGATTTATGATCAGTCTACTAAAGCAGAAGATATAATTAAAAACTATAGTTGGCATTATAAAGACTATAGCGACGGTGGGGACAAGTTATTTATAGTAGCTGAACATAAAGACCATCGCGGAAGAATAACAAAGATTACCAAGATGCCAAGTATCCAAAAAACTAAAAAACCGGATACTGAATACTTTGTGATCTAAAAAGGTTAAAGCCCGTGGCGTCCATTTTACGATAACTAGAATGGGCGTCACGGTGTATATATATAAGGATATTCCTTTAACCTTGGAGGGAACCATGCAAAAGAATAGTATTATTAGTGTTTTATTAATTTCTTGTCTAATATCGATGGCTTCCGTATTTGCCAACGATAGCGATTATAAGCCAGTTTTAATAATGTTCTCTGCCGATTGGTGCAAATATTGTCAGGTAGCGAAGAAAGATATTAACAACGACAAGGTTCTATCAGAAGTTGTAAAAAATTACCAAGTAGTGACCGCAGATTTTGATGTTGACAAAGATCTTGTAGAAGGGTATGATATTAAGAGCATACCAAGCTTTGTGACGATCAAAGGAAGAACGGTAACTAAAAAGGTTGGATACAAAGGACCAAAAGACTTAATAAAATTTTTAGAGGAAAACAAATAAGGGGGCGAAAGGTATCGACAGATAGACGTAGGTATAGATGGCATCCACTGGTTGAGCGACCGGCCAGTATAAAAGTCGCTTAATGTTAGTTGGCGAAACTCGTTTCGCTCTCGCTGCCTGACCTAGTTAGGCAAGAGTGTGGTAGCATGAACCATATCGACCAATCATGCTGACTCCGATAATCGGATATGGTAGATTCGCCAGACATAAATGAATATGATGATTGTACTCAATCTGACTCAGATAACTCTGATAGTTTTGTTAATTGTGCGATAACGATTAACTAAGGATGTAGAAGTTTATATTGAAACTAGACTGGACGCGATTTTCGAAGATCGCCGCCTCCACCACATTTAATTACTATGGATAGTTATCATCTTGGATATTTATTAAATTACAGTCATATTATTTTCCCATTATGCTTAACGTTTTATGGCATCATATACTGCATATTGTATTTTCAACTAATCAGTGATTGACAAGTTATGAAGATATGCATATACTGTAAGGAGACAAAACAATTTGATCAGTTCCCAAAGCATTCTCATTCTAGAGATAATTTGGATAATAGATGCAAAGAATGTGTTAAGCAACAAACGGTTGTGCGTAAAAAATTATATCAAGATGCTCCACCGAAACCAAGTGTTTGCGAATGTTGTGGTAAAGAACCTTCTAAATGGTGCTTAGACCATGATCATACCGATGATAGCTTTAGAGGCTGGCTTTGCGACAAATGTAACACTGGAATAGGAAATCTTGGCGACAATTTAGACGGTTTGATTAAAGCTGTAAATTATTTGATATCTAAAAGTTTTTAATTTGAGAAAGGGCTTATATGTATAATCTTACTATTCAATATCTTCGTCAGTCTGGATACAAGGTTGGCGTTTATCACCACCGTAGAAAGACCAAAAAGGGAACTGTTTCCCCAAAGGGCGGAAAGACTATTCTTGTTATTGATAGTCCAAGCGGCCAACATTTCGAAGGAATAGCAACTTGTTCTAAGGAAGATAACTATAACAAAAAGCTCGGAATTAGGATTGCTCTTGGTCGATCTGGAGTAATAGATTATATATGACAAATGAAGATTATGATATTGATTTAGAATGGAATCATGGCGTTGGGGAGGATGATGCGACAATGCTAGGATTAAAAGAAAAGATTAAAACAGATGAAACTGGCAATATCAATGAATCAAAACTTGGACTGCAACAATGTCTGTCACAAGATAAATAATCTCATACAAAACTATATAAAAGAACACAATACCGTTGAAAATAGGCTCTTAGTTATAGAAATAAAAGAAGTCTCAGATTTTGATAATATACCAAAGCTTGAGGTAATTAACCAAGCTTAGAATATAGGTGTATACAAGTATGGTCTTTTCCATACAGGTATATATCTATGTTCAAGTTTTTAAAGCAGTTTTTTCATAAAACAGACGAAACAGCACGTTCTCCCAAATGGAGAAGTGTTAGAAATGAACACTTAAAGTTAGATCCAATATGTAGAGCTTGTGGGTCAGACGAAGATTTAGAAGTACACCACATTGAGCCAGTTCAACTTTGTCCAGAGAAGGAGTTAGACCCTAATAATTTAATAACTTTGTGTGGCAAACACTGCCACTTTGTTTTTGGCCATTTAATGGATTATAAAAGTTGGAATACAAATGTTGTAGAGGATGCAGCAACTTACTATTCTAAACTCAAACAAAGGCCACGCAAATGAAAACCTTTAAATATATTTTAGGTATTATTTTAGCCTGTTCCACATTATTAGGTATAGCTGGCACAATAGACCCACTAACAGACGATTCAAAATATATAGAATATGGTAAAAAATTTAAATATGTTTATAAGCTTTGCGGAGTGTCAAAAACTAACGAAATGTTCTGCGGGTCTTGTGTAGCCATTGGTCCAAGGTGGGCTTTAACAGCGGCACACGTTATTGATGACGTTAAAATATGTGGCATAAGCGAAGAAGCAAATAAACAAACAATATTAGCATTAGAAACATTTTCTCACGAAGATTATAATAAAGACTTTGGTTATGGAGATATAGGCTTAGTTTATCTATCAAAAGATTTGGATCTAGATTTCTATCCAGAGTTATATAGTAAAGAAGATGAAGTTGGTAAATTGTGCTGTATATCTGGATATGGTTTAACTGGAACATTTTTAACTGGACAAATAAAATCAGATCAGTATAGGCGAGCAGGATCAAACATAATAGATAAAGTAGATAGACACTTATTAATATGTAGTCCAAGTCCATCCATAAGATCTGGTAGAACGCAATTAGAATTTTTAATAGCTAGTGGAGATAGTGGAGGGGGATTATTTATAGATGGAAAACTAGCTGGTATAAATTCTTGTGTAATGCATAATACTGGGCAACAAAGATCAACATATAATAATGAGGCTGGTCACACAAGGGTAAGTAAATACGTAAAGTGGATTAAAAAAACAATGTCTTCCAAAGAAATTACCTTGGAGCTACCAAAAAATAATTGACAAAACGCTTGCGGCGGGTTAGAATAAAGGGACAACAGGAAAGGAATATTATGCTAGTTAAATTTGTAAGCTGCACTCCAGATGCAGAAAAGCTTATGGCCTATTGTGCTAGAGTAAGTAACCCTAGCAATCAAGGCTCTGATAATTACTCTAAATTGCTTAAGTATTGCATCGACCACCAGCACTGGTCTATATTTGAACAGTCTTTTTTAACTCTAGAGTTGAATACCACAAGAGGTCTTGCTGCACAAATTCTTCGGCACCGTAGTTTTACTTTCCAAGAATTTAGTCAGAGATATGCTGACACTACCTTGCTATCAGAAGATATACCACTATTTGAACTTCGTAGGCAAGACAATAAAAATAGACAAAATAGTATTGATGATATTAGCGACGAAATCAAGTCAAAGTGGAATACTAAAATTAGAGAACACTTTGCTAAAGCTAAAGCTATTTATGACGGCATGCTTGAAGATGGCGTAGCAAAAGAGTGTGCTAGGTTTGTATTACCACTGGCCACTCCAACAAGATTATATGTTAGTGGCACTGTTAGATCGTGGATTCACTATATACAGCTAAGAGAAAAGAATGGTACACAAAAAGAGCATCAAGATATAGCTCTAGAATGTAAGAAGATTTTTTGTCAACAATTCCCTATTATAAGTGAGGCTTTGAACTGGTCATGACTCTAAAACTATCTATGTCTGAAAGTGATATTGTGAGAGCAATGAAGAACAATCAATTCTCTCCAGTACAAGTGTTGGCCTCTAGATTTTTCAAAGAAGATCTAAAGAACGTTGAAGCAGACAAGGATGGCATCTTTATATGGAATGATGATATTAATGACTATCAAGCTTATAGATATATTGAAGAAGATCAAGATATAATTATAGATTTCTTAGAAGAGTGGGAAGATTATGAAAATAATTATATTGATGACTTTGCGATGAGTCCAATATCATTTTCTATAGAAAAAAAGAAGTGACAGAAGAATTTTTAAAGGCATGGGCTTGACAGCGACGATAACTGTAGTATCATTGAAGCACGTTCAGTAAATTAGCACTTGTAGGAGATTAGCGATATGAAACTTCACGCCGGTTCGAATGTGATTGAGAAGTCTGGTAACTTTGAAGAGTCTAAGTTTAGCATTGAGGCTTCCTCTAAGGCATTCTTTATTCTTTCTGACGGTCTGTATTCTAATAAGGTACTGGCTGTTATCCGAGAGCTTTCAACCAATGCCTATGATTCTCATGTAGAGGCAGGAAAGAAGGACGTTTCTTTCGACGTTCATATTCCCACTCAGCTTAAGCCCGTCTTTTTTATTCGTGACTACGGTACGGGCATGAGTCATGAAGACTGTATGCAACTTTACACTACGTATTTCCGTAGCACTCGTAATAATAGTAATGACGCTGTTGGTTGCCTTGGTCTTGGCAGCAAGGCTCCATTCGCCTACTGCGACAGCTTTACTGTAGAGTCTTATGTTGATGGTACTTATCGGCTTTATACAGCTTATAAGAATGAGGACGGCAACCCCGTGTTCTCTCTTATGAATGAAACTGTAACGTCGGAGCCTAATGGTATTAAGGTTTCCATCAATGTTAATAGCTACGACATTAGCCGTTTCCACTCTGAATCCTACAAGGTTTACGAATACTTTAATACTAAGCCTAATTTTCTGGCATATAAGCCAGACTATGCAAAGACTAACAAGATTCTTGCTGGTAATAACTGGTACTTTGATGATAACCTTGATGATAACTTGATCGTCATGGGTCAGATTGCTTATCCCATTGATGTTAATCAGTTGAGGTCTAATAACGTTTCAGATCCGCGATGCAAGTTTATTGAAAACTCTAGTGGTCTTCGTATCTTCATGAATATTGGAGATGTGGACATTACTCCTAGCCGCGAATCCTTGTCTTATAGCAAGGAAACTAAGGCTAATATTCTCAATGTGTTGCAGACTATTGTAGATGAGATTGCTACAAAGATTGAGGAACAGATTGCTACTCAGCCGTCACTTTATAAGGCACGAACAAAGTACGTTCAGATTAGTAATCAGTGTTCATCTATCAATTCTGCTATGCAGTCCCTTCAAAAGTCTTTGACATGGAAAGATATGAAGCTCTTTGACAGTGTTGCTGGAGAATATATCGACGTAAAGCATGTTAAACTTACTACGCTTGAAAAGTCACGATACCGTGTGAAGATTGATGTTAAGACAGATGTTGAGCGTATGTACTTCAATGAGCATAATAAGTACTTTATTGACGATCTTAATCGCGGAGGATTGAGCCGCATTAAGCAGCATATGAAGGATAATAGCCATCACCACAGTCAGATGAATTATCTCTATAAGCTTCGCGATGGAGAATCTGTGGATAATTGCCATATGTTTTCTATCATGGGTGATGCAAAGCGTGAGGATGTTATCCTTACTTCTACTCTGCCCAAGGTAGAATATAATCGCTCTAGTACTGGTGCTGGAAGCGGTATGCCAGCGGTGCAGGCTATGGTGTACAACGAAGAAAAGGGACAGTTCGAAGACTGCACTATGAGTGTTAAGTATGAAAATGCCCACTACTTCATTGAGTCTAAAAACGAAGTTCAGTTTGGTCGATCTACTATTGACACATCATATCTGTCTGGTATCCTTAAGTTCGTTCATGAGAAGTATGCAGATGTTCTTGACGATGCCACATTCTACATTGTTAAGCCATCTGTAGCAAAGAATCGTAAGCTTGACGAAAGGCCCAATTGGCGTCCCGGTGTAGAAATTCTTTCTAAGATTTTTAATGAGGCAGTTAAGACTCATAAGCAGGATGTTATTGAGCATCAGCGACGATGCTACCTTTCGAATGGCCGACATGATAAGTGGCAGGATATCTTTATGATGACTCAGACTGATAATGAAGCTAAGAGGATTGTGAGTCAATATAATGATTATATCAAGCAGAGGGATAAAGTCAGTGCTGATATGAGTATCATTTACAATGTTTCTTGTAATCTTATCGATGTAGCTAAGATTGACTTTAGCCACGTAAAGATTGAGGACGATAGGTTTTCTAGGCGTTTCGACAATGAGATCAAGAAGTATCCCTTGCTTAAGTTGCTTGGGAATCCTTGGAATCATGAAGACAAGCTGATGGTTGCACAATATATTGACACAATTGAGAGTGCTGAGAATATGTCTAACACTCTTTGTTCTATGTAAATTAAACACTAAGGAGTTCTATTATGAAATATATTATTGCTAATGACGGTTCGGTTAGTGCTGTGGTCAGTGATCAGACCTATTCTTTTAATAAGTCTCATCCTAATTATAATAAGCTGGTGTATCATCTTAAGACTAATAATGTGGAGCATTTTGAGGCAGCTTACGATATCATCTCTCATGTAAATGCTTACTGCGAGGGGTATGTTAACTGCAATGCTGGATCATTGAATTGGGATGGTATTCAGATGCCAGAAATGTTTACTGGTACTATCTTGGATATGATTAAGCAGGGCTTTCCCTTTGAGCCAATGCTTAATTTCCTTGATAATCTTAGTCAGAATCCATCTGATCATGCCATTGTTGAATTGTTCGACTTTATGGAGCATAAGAACATGCCCATTACTTATGATGGACACTTTCTTGCATATAAGGCTGTTCGTGAGGACTACAAGGATATTTATTCTGGACAGTTTGATAATAGTGTAGGCTCCGTTTGCGAGGTTCCGCGAAATAAGGTTGACAATAATCGTGACGTTGGGTGCGGTGCTGGTCTACATGTTGGGGCTATTGATTATGCTAAGAGTTATGGGGGAATTAATCTTGATGATGATGATAACGATGGCGGAAATCGTTTGATGATCTGCAAGGTAAATCCCCGCGATGTTGTGAGCGTACCTACAGACGCAAAGTTCCAAAAGCTGCGATGCTGCCGATACGAAGTTGTATCAGAATTTAATACAATCTTTGATAAGGCTGTTCATCTTACCAGTGACGATATTTCACATATGAATCGTAAAAAGCGTAACCGCGAGTGGGTTGTTGAGGTTACTGCAAAGATGGAAAGAATTAATCAAGTTCTTTCTAAGCGTACTCGTCGTGATCTTGTTGGTGTTTAATTTACTGAACGTGAGTATAACGGGATGGGGCAACCTGTCCCGTTATCTCATTTAGGTAGGTTTCCCGAGTGGTCAAAGGGGTCTGACTGTAAATCAGATGTTTCGGCTTCGAAGGTTCGAATCCTTCACCTACCACTAGATACTAATAGTTACATAGCAAAGGATAATATGAAAATAATTAATGATACTAAGTTAGACTTTGATGATGTCTTACTCGTTCCACAGCGATCCCGAGCCGCCTCAAGGGTCTGTGTTGATGTAAATCGGCAGTTTTCTTTTTATCACTCTTCTAGGAAGTGGTCTGGCACACCAATAATGGCTGCAAACATGGATTCTGTTGGCACATTATCAATGATGAAAGCGTTAAGAGAATTTAATATCATTACATGTTTACATAAACATTATAACATTGAAGACTATCAACTAGACCCAACCGATATTGATTATGGTTGGTATAGTATGGGAATACAAGATTCAGATATTAATAAACTAGATCAATTTATTAGTAAATATTTTATTCCTAATATTTGTATAGATGTTGCTAATGGTTATACTGATAACTTTGTTAACTTCTGTCAAAAGGTAAGAGATTTATTTGGTAGCGAACCAATTATAATGGCTGGCAATGTATGCACACCAGAGATGGTTCAAGAATTAATTCTTCATGGTGGAGTTGATATTGTGAAGGTAGGAATCGGCCCAGGTTCAGCCTGCACGACTAGGTTGAAAACGGGCGTTGGATATCCACAATTATCAGCTATAGCAGAATGCTCACACGCAGCACACGGCTTAAAGAGTGAGGATAAAAGACTTGGTTTGATATGTGCTGATGGTGGGTGCAGAACTCCATCGGATGTGGTAAAGGCATTTGCGGCTAATGCAGACTTTGTTATGCTTGGCGGAATGCTGGCTGGAGTAGAAGAGTGTGAAGGAGAGTGGGATTATGAATATCTATGCCAAATAATCAATAATGATAGAACAGTTCACTCAGAATGGTGGCAACCATTAGATCCGGGGTGCGAAACAGCTAAAAGAAAGAAATCTCTAACATTCTATGGAATGAGTTCACATAAAGCTCAACACAAATATGGTGGCATTAAAAATTATAGAGCTAGCGAGGGCAGGGTATTAACAGTGGATTATAAGGGTCAAGCCTCTAATATAATAGAGGATATACTTGGTGGAATAAGAAGTGCCTGTGCGTATACTGGTGCCAACAATCTTAAGGACTTACCAAGATGTGCCGAATTCATAAAGGTAAATAGAGTACATTTTGATAGGAGTATATAATGGCTATTCCTTGTGTTATTATATCAACATGTTTATATGCCATTACTAGTTTATCGTGCTTTTATCAAAAAGACCATCCTCATGGAGTTATGTGGATGGGATATGCTTTTGCTAATTTAGGACTATTATGGTATGAATTCACCAAGCTATAAGTGGGATAAAAGATTTCTTGATTTAGCTAAACTTGTAGCCGGTTGGTCAAAAGATCCATCCACACAGGTTGGTGCTGTTATAACAGATTATAATAATAGAATTATATCTCTTGGTTATAATGGATTTCCAATGGGCCTTATTGATAACGATAGATTAAACGAAAGAGAATTAAAATATAAAATTATTATTCATGCAGAATGTAATGCATTGATGTTTGCAAAAACCGAACTAACTGGATGTACAATCTATACTTATCCATTTATGCCGTGTCCTAAATGTGCTAGTATGATAGCACAGGCTGGTATACTCAGAGTTGTATCTTATGATAATATGCCAGAAAGATGGAAGTCAGACTTTATAGTTTCACAAGACGTATTTAAAGAGTGTGATATAGATCTTACCCTATATAAAGAAGAATAATATGTCAGATGATAAACTTAAAGCTATGATAGATTTAGTAGAAGATTGTGTACAAAAAAATCAAATAGAATTATTAGCTAAAATACTAGCAAAACTACAATCGGAATATATAGAAGTTTGCGAACTGGCCACCGATGGTGATTATCAAGTAACTTGGAGTCACCAAGCGGTTTTAGACTATTTAACATATCATCAGAAGTACTAGTGTTTTTATTTCTGTTCCACGATATAACATATTGGAGGTAACAATGTCGGTAGTAGATATGGCAAAAGCCCACTTACAAAACGTTCATGCTAGGATAGAAGAACTTAAAAATCAAAAAAAGTTGATAGACGATGAAATTAACAAACTAACATCGTATATCCAAAAGGGTCTTGAAGAAATAGAAGAGTTGGAAGACGCTTCTGATAGTGAGAAAGTAAGTAATAAATAAATTAGTAATTTTTAGGAGAATAGTTATGAATTATAGTGAGTTTTTTGATAGTTTAGAGAATATTGCCTCTTCATATCATTGGGATGTTGACGGTGATAATCGGGTTGTTGCAGAGATTCAGCGTGGTGACTTTAAGGGTTTTAAGCTAAATCCAATTACTGCCCTGGCTCACAAGAAGGGTCTTGGTTTTTTCCGAAACACTAGAGAGTCAACAGAGTTTGCTGCTAGCCTACTAGGAATTTCTAGAGACTTTGCTAGAAGCGTATATAGTGCTACTCTAGCTACACATAATCATGGAAATACTCAAGTGGTTCGTGGAAGAATTCGTTCAGCTTTGGAGGTATGATAGTATGAATATTAATACATGGCTTGGTTGTGGTAGACTCACAAGAGATGCGGAACTTACTGTTACCCACAAGGGTACAACTATGGCTAAATTTCGCATGGCTGTAAATGATAGACGTAATGAAGATACTCTATTTCTCAATGTTTTGTGCTTTGGCAAGATGGCGGAAGCATTAAAGGAACATCTAACTAGAGGTCGCTTGGTAGGGGTGCAGGGAAAGCTAAAAATAGATGATTACCAGGATAAAGATGGAAACACTAAGAATTCTATTTGCGTAATGGCAGATGAAATTTCTCTTGGTCCATCAAATACTGTAACACAAGAAAGTAAAGAACAGACCGAGAAGTGATAAGATTAGTTCAGATGTGATTAGAATGGCCCGTTTGCAAGGATGCTGACGGGCCATTTTTCTTAAAGAACGGCTTGACAGTAGACGATAAGTAAGGTATACTTAACTGGTTGACATCACACTTTTTGAGAAATAAATATGCATCCATACGAAAATACCAGCTTTATTTTCATGTTAGCTTTTATTGGTTTAGTTTATTACTATGCTAGAAAAGCTTACTTTGAAGGTAAAACTATTAATTTACACAATCTAGATTTAGTCACTATGGGATACCTTGAAGATCAACCAATTATTCAACAGATTGTTGCAACAAAGCCAAGTTTTGAATCTCAACAATTGTATTTTGACTGCATAGAGGCTCTTCATGCTCTTGGTATGAAGAAAACAGAAGCAAAAAAGAAAGCTAAGTTTATTTTTAGCACCATGAGCGATCCACCGTCGAGCGTACAAGAATTTTTGATGATAGCACTTAAGAACTAAATTATGAATATATTAGATCAGTCACTTGAAATTGCGTTGTCCTTGCTACCGCGAGCCAAACAAGAAAGGCAAAGTAAGAATAAGTTCTTCCATTTTGCTTTTGGTTTTAAAAAGAATAAGCTACTTGCTATTGGGCAAAACTGTCCAGACAAAACACATACACAAGCATTAATGCTTTCAAAAAGATTTAATACAGATTTGGAGCATCCATACTTACACGCTGAGACAGATCTAATATCTAGATTATGGGGTAAGCATTATATAGATGGTAGTCTAAGGATGGTTATTGTAAGACTGAATAAGCATGGAAAATTAAGATGTAGCAAACCGTGCGAAAGGTGTGAGCAAGTGATAAACGGGCTTGGTATTTATAAACTATGGTGGAGCATGGACGATGGATTCTACAATAAACAATCTTAAAGGTACTAGAGTTTATCTAGTTGGTGCTATGGATAGAGTACACGATGGTGGTGTAACTTGGAGACAAAGAATAACTCCACACTTATCTAGCTTGGGCGTTAAAGTTCTTGACCCGTGCAAAAAAATGGTCAAGAACGTATCAGAAGAAGACGCTAGACATTGGATAGAACATTATAAGGAAACTGGACAATATCACAAAATTAGACCAGCTTTCAGTGCTATAAGGAGTGCTGATTTAAGATGCGTTGATATTTCAGATTTTATTATAGCTCATATTGATATAGATACACATGCCTGCGGCACTTATGAGGAAATAACAACTGCTAACCGACAAAAAAAGCCCATATTAGTATGGTGTGAGCAAGGAAAGCATAAGGCTCCAAACTGGATGTTTTTTATGCTTCCTCACGAACACATTTTTAGCTCTATGGATGAAATTATATCATATCTTCACACCGTTAATAGTATAAGCGACACCCAACAGCTACAAAGATGGTTCTTTTTCTCTAACTTATATAACTCATGATTTCTACAGATTTTCCAGAAGATATATTTTCTCCAGCTAAACAAAAACAGTCTATTTATAGATATAAAGTAGATACTGGAAGAAATATATGCAAAGATAAGAGAATTCTATTTTGTGGTATATGTAGAAATGTTGGACACATACTAGAGACTAATATTCTTAGATTATTTAGAACTGGAGACATGTTTAAAGATTATCACATCTTTATATATGAAAACGATTCTGATGATAATACCGTAGAAATACTAAATAAGTATAAATCAGATCAATTGAATTTTATATCAACGGCGAGACAAGACAAAGACTACGCGGCTGGGTTGACGAACGGAAAAGACCCTTGGCATGAAAATAGATGCAAAGTGTTGTCCGATTGCAGAAATAATTATCTACAGTACGCTAAACAGTTTTCGCACTTTGATTATCTATGCGTTTTAGATTTGGATTTATTGGGCGGTTGGTCTTATGATGGTATTGGTCATGGCATATTTACACTAAATCAGTCAGATAATCCGTGTGTATCTTCATATGGAATTCTTACTGAATGTACCAATCGTGCGTCTTTAGAAGAAATAAGTCCAGAAGATTACATGATGTATGACTCTTTTGCATTTAGACCATTAAATGGTATAAATTATGATTATGATGCCTTTGTATTGCAAAACTTTAACTTTATTAAGTTTCAAAGGGCTGATGATCCCGTAGAAGTAGATTCTAATTTTGGTGGATTAGCCATATACAAAATGTCAGATATAGGAGATAAACAATACTCATCAACGTGTTTTAAAGAAGGATGTGTAAATCCAGATCATGTTGAATTTCATAGACAGTTTGATAAAAAAATAATATTAGATCCAAGCATGATAGTATCATATTCTCATCATAGGTATTCAAAATGATTAATATAGTTTCGCCAATAAATCAGTTGGGCTATGGGATCACAGGACTAAATATAGTCAAAAGCTTGAGTAAATTAACAAGCGTAGCCTTGTGGCCTATAGGTCAACCACAAGTAACTACTCAAGAAGATTCTGATATTATATCTGAATGTATCAGAAATAATCAGATGCCAGATTTTAACGCTCCATGCATAAAAATATGGCACCAGCATGATATGACACAATTTGTTGGCGACGGAGTAAAAGCAGGTTTTCCAATATTTGAGCTAGACAGATTTAATAAGGTGGAAAAACATCATTTAAACTATCTAGATCATATTTTTGTATGCTCAGAATGGGCTAAGAATGTTATACTATATAATCTCAACATAGATCAAAGTAAAATAACCGTAATTCCTTTGGGTGTTGATCTTGATATATTTAAACCGTCTGAATTTCCAAAAAATTGCGAAACTACACGATTTTTTAATTGCGGAAAGTGGGAGATAAGAAAGGGTCACGATGTTTTAGTAGAAGTATTTAATACAGCTTTTGATATTAAAGACGATGTAGAGCTAGTATTGATGTGTGAAAATCCATTTTATACTCCAGAAGAATCTAAAAAGTGGGAAGATTTATATAAAAACTCAAAACTAGGAGATAAAATCACCATTATTCCTAGACAACCAACTCAGCAACAGGTGTATAATATTATGAAAGATATGCACTGCGGCATTTTTCCGTCTAGAGCAGAGGGTTGGAATTTAGAGTTATTAGAAATGATGGCTTGTGGAAAGCCCGTTATAACCACAAAATATTCTGCACATACGGAATTTTGCAATGAAACCAACTCTACACTGATCCCAATAGATAAATACGAACCGGCATATGATAACAAATGGTTTCATGGGCAGGGAAATTGGGCAAAATTAGGTCAACATCAAAAAGATCTTATGGCACAAGCTATGCGTGATATCCATAAGTCTAGACAGTCTAGCACGTTGCAGATAAATAGATCTGGTATACAAACCGCTAACAATTTTACATGGAGTAACAGTGCTAAAAAAATTATTCAATCTATTCAGCAGTAAAAAGCCTGTGAGCGTGGTAGAAGAAAACGAAAATGATGATAAAGTATTAGCATCTATAACTTATTATATAGAAGAAAATTCTAGCAAAATTATTATAGATGCTTCTATGAGAGACTATGACGAAGCATCCACCCAAGGAATGTGCGATATTTTAGATGTATTATGCCAAGATGCTACATATGCTGAAACATTAAACATGATTAAAAACGCACTTATGGAAGATGGAAGAGAAGATTTATTAATTCAAATATTTACACAGGTCAGCCAAAGTGCTAGAGATAAAGTTATTAAAGTACAAAAGGAAAGCGTAAAAGACGAACCTTGTATCAAGCCTTCTGACATGCTATGATGAACGTAGCAAAGGAGCGGTATCAATGAGTAAGTTTAAAAAGAAAATAGGCTGGCAAAAATACGAAGACTATCTAGAAAAACAGATATCTTCTCCAATATTAACAAATATTATACAAAACGTTGCCATGCAACACATAGAGTCTCTAGAAAATGACTCATCTGATGAAGAAGAGTATGACGATGAAGAATATGAAGAAGAAAGAAAGCTACTGAAAGCCAGCCCAATGGTCCCACTAACAAACCAGTTAATGGATGATATAGCTATGCTTTCTAGTTTTGACTGTTGGATTGGTCACACAAACTTTGATTTGACTCACTACACAAAAGAAGTTTTAAATAAAGTTCCCGGAGTAGAACTTCTCAAAATATGTAGTAGGTATAGGTTTTTTGTTGGTATTGGTCGCATGTTTGATTTTACACAGGTAAGAAATGATATTGAAAAAGCTTTGATAAAAGGAGAATAGCAACATGACGGTAGACACATTGAATAATAAAATTGAAAACGCTCTAAAAGACGATAATATTGTAAAGATAATGAATAAAGCGGCCCGTAGGTTTAGAAACCAGCTAGACAAGGACACTATCAATACTTGTCAGTTAAACGCTCTATGGAAAACGTTTGTTAATCATGAGCCAACCAAGGGTGCCAAGTTTACTACATATCTATACAATGGTGTTTTTATAGAGTGCATGAAAGAAATAAAGTTCAGTAAAAAGATGGATAGATTTAGTGGTAAATTACACGATAATATACCACAAGACAAGGATGAGTTTTTTATTATAGACATTCTGGACGAACTATCCGAAAACGATAAGACAATGCTTTTAGATCGTTTGAGCAACATGACTATAGCTGAGATAGCCGAAAAGCATCATACTAACCGCGAAAGCGCACGTAGGAAAATGCACAAAATTATAAAAAATCTCAGGAAAAACTTCAACTAACGTGTATTAATTATTAGGAACTGGACTATAAAAGGATGTGGACATGAATAATTTTGCAACATTTCATAGGAGAAATATACATGTCTTACACATCTGCAAAGTCTGCCGGTGGTTCACCACAGAATAACGGCGGCACAATAGTAAATGCTGGCAACGTAGCTGCTGGCACTCCAGTTACAAAAGTAATCGGCGTTAATGAAATCAATGGGTCTACAAGCCAGTACGGAACCAAGGTTGTAGTAAATACAGCGGTTGGTAATGGTACAACAGATCCTCACGGCACCGTAAAGGTAAAGTCTGCTGGTACTTTTGCCTATACACCAGCAAAAGGCGAAGGCTTTTTACTAAGAGCCGCTGGCGACACTGCTAGTACAATAAATGGTACTGCTAGCACTCTTCTTTCTATTCCCGGTGGCGTAAGCAGTAAGAGCATTCATAAGCTCACATCTACACGCGCTATGGGAGCATATGCAAGTGCCTCATACGACGTTCTTGCTAGACCAAGCACATCTGTTGTTCCAGGTCGCACAAAGGGTCTTGGGGCTGGAGATGCTGTAAATTATGTACAGGTTGATGATGGTACAACCACATCTAATGTAGATAATGCTGCTAGTCCAACAAGATCAGTTCCTGGCGAGCTTACATACATGTTTGGTGGTAAGGCTCCAAAGAATGATGTTTACAAGGCTAGAAACACTCTAGAGTCTTGATTAATTAGTTATTAGTATTTTTCTTGGACGCCCCGTGTAATATCGGGGCTTCCATTACTCGCCTTGGAGATATTAAATGCTAGACCTTAAAGATCCAGAACATATTACGCTAATATTTAGCATTTTAGGAGGTCTTGGAACATTTTTTAGCTTAATATGGGTAAAGGCAATAAGGCCCACCATAAAAATACTACAAAGCCAAGAAAACGTTATTAAAACGTTGGAAACAATTAAAAAAGAACTATCAACAAATGGCGGTAACAGCTTAAAAGACTCTATTATAGACCTAAAAGGCACATGTAGTAGAATCGAAACTAGACAAAAGGTAATGGAACAAAGAACTAAAGCCGCACTGCATTACAATAATATAGCATTGTTCGAAACGGACGATCAAGGAAGACTAGTTTGGACAAATAATAGTTTCTATGAATTAACAAGTGATCATATTAATAGTGTAGACGGTTATGATTGGCTAACTTATATAGACGAAGAAGATAGAGAAGATTTTTTTACAGAATTTAAATCATGTGTAAACATGAATAGGAAATTCGTTAAGCTCACAAAAAGCTGCGACGGGAAAAACGTAAAGCTCGTTGGTTTTCCGTACAAGATCAACGATGAAAAGCACGGTGGTTTTTTAGTAAGCATTTCAGAAGTCAAGGAGATATAAAATGTCAAACGAAAAGAAAATGGGTTCAGTGTCATTTGCCCTTAATACAACTGATTTAGTTGCTATTGGTAAAAATGCTCTTTTAGTAGGTTTAGCCGCAGTATTAACATACGTTGGCGAAAATCTTGCTAAAGTAGATTTAGGTGCTGCTTCTGCTCTCATTGTGCCAGTAGTAGCAGTAGCGATTAACACATTAACCAAGTGGGTAAAGGATAATACCAAGTAATATGTTTAAAACACCTAGAGATTTATTAAAAGCCTATAAAGACGGTTTTGTAGGTTCTTATTGTGACCCAAAAGAACTGGATGCGCTTTTGGGTCAACTACCTCACCCATTGTTTGGTGTGGCGGCTTATGATTTATCTGGAAGTGGCAAGGGTAAGTTAGCTCTTCCATTTAAGAATCTCGTAAAGTTTGATCCCGGCTTCGGGCCTGCCGAAAGACAAGTCCAAGGGGATTGTCGAAAAAAAGATGCCCTAATTCCTAGTCCAGATTTTGTAAAAAAAATACAAGACATTAAAATTGGCGACAGGGTTTATGCTGGAGATGGCAAAATAACCAAAGTTATTTCTACTATGGTTAAAAAGTCTCTTAATCCTATGGTAAAAATCTATACTAAAGGAGGTCTTCCATTAGAAGTAACTTCTGACCATAAAGTTTTAGCATATCGCTTTGGCGGCTTTGTTAACAACAATACAAAATGGAAAAGAAGATACAGTCCGGGATCGCAAAACGAGGTAGTAAAAAAGTTGGGTTTAAATACACAACATAAATCTAACACTGTTTTTACTGCTAGAAAAGCTGAATTAGTTTCTGCTTCAGAGCTAACAGAAGCGGATTATTTGCTCTGTCCACTAAATATAGAATATGACACAAAAATACCAGAAGATATGTTATTATTTATGGGTGATAAAAATTGTCGCTGGATGATTGGATTATTTTTGGGTGATGGTCATACTAAAAAATCTAGCAAAACTCTTGAATGGGGATGTACTACAGACGAACCAGAAATAGAACAAAGGTTGTGTAATACACTAGATTATCTGGGCATTAGCTGGAACTCTTATTTTCATTGTAAGACAAGTAAAAAAGCTAGAAAAGTATATACTCACAAAATAGATATCATCTATAATTTGTTTAGAAAATATTTTTATGATGAAAATGGCCATAAAGTTCTTCCAAGCTGGGCTATAAACGATGATGTTGTAGAAGGATTGATTGATGCGGACGGCAATGTTAGAAAGCGTCGTAATAAAAATCAATCTGACCGTCAAGAATTTACCAATACAAGCCCATCTTTAGTTTATGGCATTAGATTTTGGGCTATTAATAATGGATTTATTCCAACTCTAAAAAGTCGGCAAAGGACCGACAAGCGAACCGGGAAAACCAATAAAATAGCTTATATAGTTTCTTGGAATTTAAATAAAACGTCTAGAAATATCTGGAGAGATGATGAATATTTAGCTATGCCTATAACCAAAGTAGAACTTGAAGAAGGACCACACGAAGAAGTTTATGATATTGGTGTAGAAAATAAGACTCACACATTTATAGATGGCTGTGGAGCAGTTATAAAAAATTGTGTTAGTCACGCCACGCGAAACGCGGTAGATGCTACAAGATCGTGCGAAATTATTAACGGTGAACGAGAAGAGTTTGTTGCTCGCGGAGCTACAGAAGGTATTTATGGCTCTAGAGGTCACGGTGGTGAAGGCATGACATGTTCTGGTGCTGCTAAGTTTGTTCATCAATCTGGCGGTATTCTATTAAGAAAGAAATATGGAGAGTATGATCTTTCTGAATATAGTGCTATTGGTGGCAAATGGGGTAGAAGCGGAGTTCCAAAAGAGCTTGTTCAAGTAGCTAGTAAGAATAAAGTCAAGACCATATCTCTAATTAACACCATAGAACAGGCCCGTGATGCTCTAGCTAACGGTTATGCTATTAGTGTTTGTTCTGGTTCTGGATTTAGTTCTAGAAGAGATCAATATGGTATAGCCTCTAGAAGTGGTGGCTGGAACCACGCGATGGCTTGGATAGCTATGGATGATACTCATGAAATTTACAAAGAGACTTTATTCTTAGTGCAAAATTCTTGGGGAGTTTGGAATGGTGGACCAAAGAGACATGATCAGCCAGAAGGCAGCTTTTGGATTAGAGAGCGGGATGCTGCTGAAATGTTAAGTCAAAATGGCTCTTGGGTATTTAGTGATGTTGACGGTTTCCCACCAAGAAAAGTGTCATGGACACTAGATAAGGTATTTTAATGTCTAACAGACTATATCTTTGGGGCGACAACAGTATATCCCAAATTGGAAATACTAATCTTGGAACTCAAAATTCTCCACTATTAATCGTCCCATCTATTAACGTGGTAGCGGCTGGTGGATATCATACCATCGGCACTAGTGGCGTTGCTAGAACATATGTTGGATGTGGAGATAATTCACAAAACCAGTTAACCAATTCTGGAGCAGATGCTGGAGTGGGAGCTAAAACCCCATTTCGATCTTTATCAAACAATCTGCCAGCTAATATTATACAAGTTGAAGCTGGATTGCAACATAGTCTGTACCTTACGTCAAATGGGACCGTAGCGGCTAGGGGTAATAATACTTACCTTCAAGGAAACGAAGCCAGTGTCACTGTTAATTCATATGGCCCATACATTCAAATATCCGCTGGTAACTATCATAACATTGCGCTAAATACAGTTGGACAAGCTTATATTTGGGGAAGAAATAATTATGGACAAATTGGAAATGCAGTAACCGGATCTACCGGAGATGTCGTGGTTACCGGCGATATAAAATATGTAGCCGCTGGAGATTACCACACAGCTATTATCACTGGAGATAATAGATTATATTTATGCGGACTTAATAATCGTGGCCAACTTGGGGACAATACACAAACCCTAAGAACGTCATTTATTATTGTTGGTGGAACTCTAGCTAATTCTATACCTTTATATTGGTCTAAAGTTAGTCTTGGAACACAGCACAGTGCAGCAATTACCACTGATGGAGATTTATATACTTGGGGTTATAATCTGTATGGTCAGTTGGGGCTTGGAAATACAAATAGTAGATCTATGCCAATTTTAGTATCTAGAATAAACGGTCACGCATGGACAGAGGTTAGTGCTGGGAATAACTATACATTGGCGATAAATGCGAATGGCGATGTTTATGGTTGGGGTTTAAATACTAACTATCAGCTTGGCGACGGAACAAACATTAATAGATTATCACCAGTAAAAATTAACAATAATATATCTGGCACTCCAGTAGCAGTAAAAGCTGGGCCTGGATATCACTCTGCGGCTTTGTTTAGTGACGTTGCGGTAACTACCACTACAACAACTACAACTCTAGCCCCCATTGGTCCTAATACTGCTAATTTTAATAATTGTGCTGATTGGAATGGTCAGAACGGAAACGTTACAACCGTGGGAAGTAATGGTGGGCCTAGCGCTTATGGTACTTATGATCAGAGTGGAAATGTGCTAGAATGGTCAGAGACTATTATTGATACGCCCCCTGCCCGTGCATGTCGTGGAGGACTCTGGAGTGACGGAGGTACTCAATTCTCTTTATCGTCATTCAATAGGAATAGCGCATCCACAATGTACGCAGGCCCAGATGTAGGTTTTCGTTTATCAAGTTCTTCTTCTGTTTTTAATCCTTTAGGTCTTCCTTATTTTGTTACTGTTGGAAATATTAATAATAGTAATGACAATAACACTGGCTTGAGCTATGGAGGAGTGAATTATGCCTATCAAATAAGTAAATATGCGGTAACAAATTGTGAATACGTAGAATTTTTAAATGCAGTCGCAAGTACTGATACTTACTCAGTCTATATTAGTAATATGAGTTCTTCTAGAGGTGGTATAGATAGAAGCGGTAGTAGCGGTAGTTATGTTTATACTATCAAAAATAATATGGGTAATAAACCAGTAGTTTTTTTGACATGGCTTAGTGCTGCGCGATATTGTAACTGGTTACATAACGGAAAACCTAATGGGATTCAAAATACTGCGACAACAGAAGGTGGCGCATACACTCTTAACGGAGCGACATCTGAGACAAATGTGGTTAGAAATGTTAATGCTAAATATAGTATACCAACCGAAAATGAATGGTATAAAGCGGCTTATTACTCTCCTAATAAAAATGGTAGTGGTTCTCCTGGATACTATACTTATGCTACACAAAGTGATACTGCTCCAACATGTGTATCTGCAAATACAACTGGAGATGGACCAGTAGCTTCATCTTATGTTTGTGGAGCTACTAATACAACAACGACAACAACGGCTGCGCCGACAACCACTACAACCACAACGGCTGCGCCGACTACTACTACTACTACTACAGTTCGCCCACAAATAGTAGGCTCTTGCATGTCAAGAGGAAGCTTTTCTAAGATTCAACTTCGTAGAGCAACTAACGCACAATTTATATCTGCTAATACTATTCTAGCATCCGGTGAACCTGGATATGCTACAGACACTAGAGTTATTAAGGTGGGCGACGGTTATACTCCTTGGTCAGCACTGCTACCAGTAAATATCTCTGGAACCATAGATTTTCCAACACTATTAGCTTCTAATAATATTAATATATCATCGGTTGGAAATACCTATGTGATAGGTGCCACAGGTTTAGCCCTAAGTAATCATCAACATACCTTAAGTGATATCACCGGTCTTAGTGGAATTCTAAATAATGTACAGTCTAGCGGAAATTATGCACCATTAAATCATCAACACGTACTATCAGATATAACGGATTTTAACGGAAACAACTATGCTCCAATCGGTCATCAGCATGTCAGATCAGACATAGCAGATTTTAATGATGTATATAGTACATCAATCTATAACTTAGGCTCTCTTAATTATGGCAATATAAATATTGATTGGGCCGTTGACAAACAAATACAAACAGGCTCACTAAGTGGAACCGCTGCTATTATGAATAAAGGTAACAATTGGCCTTCTACAAATGATATTAGCAGAGATGTATTATTAGATCTTTCTGTAGCTGGATCAAGTACGAATGTGTCATGGCCAATAGTCACTAATTGGTATTCTTCGCCACCAAATCCACTACCTGTAGCTAAACATCTTATTCTACTTAGAGCTATGGGCACATCAATATATGGACATTATTTAGGAAGCGGCGTATTTTAAATGTTGCCGTTTATTAGTAATAATTCATTATTAATTTATCGTTTATTACCACCAAGCACTACAACTACAACCACTACTACAACCACTACTACAACCACTACTACAACAACTACTACACTTGCGCCAAGCAATATATCGGTGACTTTTATCAATTCCGATGTTATAGCGCATGACACTTTAAACATAGATTATATTTATACTAGCACATTATCGGTAGACACAATAGCTACTAGTGAAAATAAAAATGAATTATACAATAGCACTTTATTAATGGACGCAATGCTTAATAACGAAAATAAAAACGAGCTACAAAATAGTACACTATATATTGATATATTATGTACTGAAAATTCTTAGGAGAATGAAATGCCAATTATATTTTTTGAAGGTTTTAATTATAATAATTCTGATACTTTACGTTTAGATCCATTTTGCTGGTCTACTAATTCATCACCATCTATCTCTTTTGGTGCTGGAAGAACTGGTAATGCGGTACGTATTGCTCCAAGGCCGATTAATTCTGGTTTAGCACATAATGCCACATTGACTTTATCAAATTTTGATGATCCTTTAGTTAGTCATAGCGGATTTGGTCTAGGCTTTTGGTGTAGCGCTTATCAAATAAAAACAAATAATAATAACGCCTCACCACCATACGCAGAGAATTTAATTTCATTTTATAATAACTCTACAGAAGTATTAAGGATAGATGTGATTAAAACAACGTATAACAGTCAAACCAGTATGGGGTTTGGAATTTATCAAAATGGAACATTATTAGATACTTATGATCTTAGCAGCCCAATAGGTCGTAGTTGGGTTATAGGTGAGTCAAGCACTGTAAGGTATATTATGAATGATAGCTATATTGAAATATATATAAATCCAGCGCTAGGTCAAATGGCTATGAGATTTTCTGCAAGTAATAGTTATAATACCCATTTACTTAACTCTTCTAGTGGTATTTATACAAATATTAATAGTTTTAATAGCTTAAAAAGTATTAAATATTATGCTACTAATGATCAAATATCTACTGGCGCTATGGACGATTTATATTTAACTGCTGGAAATAATAGTTCAGAATGTTTACTTGGACAAGATACTAAAATTTATAGTATAGTACCAAATGGTGATTCTTCTACAATGCAATGGAAAGCTAGAGTTAATAATTCTGAAACTTCTCCTTCGTTTAGCTATGTTGATGATAATAACGGAGACAGTGGATATATTTATAGTTCTACCAGCGGCAATGCGTGCTTGTTCAATATGTCTAATATTGACGGGTCAGCACCACCAAATGTTGGAGGAATAAAAATAATAAATGTTGTTAAAAAGATTGATTTAAATAGTAATATGAATTTTACCAATATCATGACTAGCGGCATTGGCGGTACAATAAAAGAAATAGGTAGTGGGTATCTAGTAGATTCAACTTCTTATAATTATAAAAATACATTTTTATTTAATAATCCTATCACTAGTGGATCATGGACGAAACAGCAAGTTGATAATATGCAACTAGGCGTAAAAATAGTGTAGTATCTTACTGACACAAGAGGAATAAACTATGCCCGCATCAAAACATGATTTTTCTATAGAGCAGGGTTCTTCATTTCAAATGTCTTTAGTTCATAAAGACGAAAGTGGAAATCCTATTAATATAGCTGGATGGTGCGGTAGACTAGTTTTTAAAACTGGGTCTGGCACCGTTTACACCTTTGTGACTAATAATACGAATTATTCAGAGTATAGATTCACTACCGACGTTGCGGCTGGTAAGCTCACACTAATGCTCCCAGCGTCTACAACAAATAGCTTTAATTTTAATCAAGCTAAATATGATTTAGAACTTCAAATGCCAGAAGATTTATATGTGGGTGGCGGGCAAAAGATTATTAGAGTATTATATGGAACAATTACTATAGTAAAGAGGTTTAGCCAAACCTCTGATCAACTAAGTTGCTAACTAGTAGAAAGTAGGAAGCTCTAGTATGTCATCTTTTACAGTACAAATAGAAGACAATCCAGTAAAATCTATACAGATTGAAACTTCTATAGGAAATAATCCTGCCTCTATTGAAGTACAAACTTTTGATAATAATATTATACAGATTGAGAGCGGACTAACATTTACCCCGCTTGAAGTTACTAATCTTTTAAATACAAGAATATCTCAGTTTTTGCAAGCCGGTTCTGGCATAGTATTAGCTTCTGGCACTGACTCATTGACTATAGGGTTGTCTAATCCTAATCTACAAAGTAGTAATATACTAGATTTTGCACAGGCGGTAAGTGGCCTTTTAACGATTACTAACGTTTCTGCTGGTAGCGGCATATCGGTAACAAAAAGCGGCACAAACTATACCGTGGCAGTAACGGGCGAATTTGGCCTAACTCCAGAGCAAGTTGATGATAGAGTATCTAACTTACTATTGGCCGGTTCTAATATTACACTAAATTATAATGATAATGCTAATACGCTTACTATCAGTACGTCAGGATTACAGCCTAGTGGCAATTACTCTATAGTTGGACACTCTCACGTTGCCAATGATATCACAAACTTTGAATCGGCTGTTAGTGGATATTCCCCAATTAAAAGCGTTGCTGGCAAATATGGAAATGTAACTTTAAACAAGGGCGATGTTGGATTATCAAATGTAGATAATACTAGCGATCTTAATAAGCCAATAAGTACAGCGACTCAATCCGCGCTAGATGGAAAAGCCAGTTTAACACACCAACACGTTGTTGGCGATATAACAAATCTACAAAATATTCTGGATGGCAAACAGCCCAGTGGTAATTATAGCATTGTTGGCCACAATCATTCTATTAATGATGTAACTGGCTTGCAAACGGCTTTAGATAATAAGCAGGCAAGCGGAGTATACGCTAGCGGAATTCACTATCATACCAGTAGTGATATTACTAATTTTGATAGTAGTGTTAGTGGTTTGTTGCCTAGCGTAACGGGAACGGGCTATATTAATTCTTCTTTTAATAATAATACTTATACAATAAGTGTGAGTGGATTACAACCTAGCGGAAATTATGCTAATAGTGTTCACACCCATAATTATACTGATATTACAGATTTTGGGGATGGTATTGATCAAGAAGTATCTACTTTATTAGAAGCTGGTAGTTATATCAATTTAAATTATGACAATATAGCAGACTCATTAACTATTAGCGCCACTGGATTACAACCGAGTGGCAATTATAGTATTGTGGGTCATACCCACACAGCATCCGAAATAACCGACTTTAATACCTCAGTAAGCGGACTACTTCCTGTAACAAATATATTAGCTGGTAGCAATATCGGGGTTAGTTCTAGCGGATCAGTCTTTACAGTATCAGTTACTGGTCAATTAGGATTAACAACAGAGGAAGTTGATGATAGAGTTAGCCAATTATTGGTTGCTGGAACAGGAGTAAGTTTAACTTATAATGATCCTTCTGGTATTCTAACGATAGACAATCGTCATACTGAAATTAATATACTAAGTCAAGAACCTCAAGGATTTGTTAATAGAACTGATAGTATAATTAGTTTTGATGATAGTTCTCGCACATTCACAATACAACCGGCAATTTCTGGTGGATCTTATGCTATTTATGCAGAAGGAGTTAAGGTTATTAAAAGTGGTGTTGAGACTGTTGTGCTTGGTAGTGGAACAGCATTAAATTATCTGCACTTTGATACTACGTCACCATATACTCTACACACAAAAACTACCGGCTTTGATTTTGATACTGATATTCCAATCGGATTTATTCACTGGAATAGTGACATAAACCAAAGCACGTTTTTTGGTGAAGAACGTCACGGAATACGAATGGATAGCGTAACCCATAAATGGATTCACAACACTTTTGGTATGCAATATATTAGCGGATTAAGTATTGGAGGGTATACACTATTAGGTAATGGATCTTCTAATAGTCATGCTCAAATAGACATATCTGATGGTGTGTTATATCAAGAAGATATTATTATTGATATCACTGACGATAATGGCACTAACAGTGCAAATGAATTCGTGCAACCATTAAGTCCAATAGCTTATATTCCCACTTATTATCATAGTGGAAGTACGGGACAGTGGGTAAGAGACCCTGCCACAGCGTTCCCAGTAAAATACAACGGCACACGCGCTCAGTATAATTTGCTTAGTGGAGGAACTTGGACAACACCAAATGTTACTAACGATAGATTTTTCGCAATGTGGATTGTGGCAACAAACGATATTAATGATCCTATTCTTGCTATAGTTGGTCAAAGACAAGATAGTAGTTTAAATAGTGCTGAAAATAATAATACTTGGAGCGATATTAATCTCACTAATATTCCCACACAAGAAATAAGACCATTATATCGATTAATTTTTCGAACCAACAATAGTTATACTAATACTCCTAAGAGTAGTTTACAAAGTATTCTTGATCTTAGAGTTACTATACAATCAACAGCTGTGGGTGTTGTTCAAAACGATCACGGTAGTTTGTTCGGATTAGCAGACGATGATCATAACCAATATGTTCATATTGATAATAATAGAACCATTAGCGCACTTCATACTTTTAGCAATGGATTAAATGCTAGTGGTCTTATTAATGCTGCTAGTGGTAATTTTACTTCACTAACAGTAAATAGTACTGGTGTTAGTCTTGTTGGTCATACTCATACGTCTTCTGATATTACAGATTTTAATACTAGCGTTAGTGGATTATTACCGGTTACTAATATTACTGGTGGTAGTGGAATAATAATAAATTCTACTAGTGGCAACTTTACAATTAATAATAGTATTAATATAATAAATAGTTCAAATTTATATTTATGGTCAAGTTTTAGATAAGGAGAAATTTATGGCTTTAAGTCCTCAATTTGCTGTTACACCAAGAATAGGCTCAATAGCACTATCTGGTTCTGCCGACACATCATACACATCTCCTACCAATATAGTTACAGTAATTACTGGAGCATCGTCTGGAACTAGAATTGCCGAAGTTGTTGTTCAAATGACAGCTACAGTATCGTCTGCCACAATGGTTAGGCTATTTTTATATGATGGATCATCCTATTATTTATTTGATGAGGTGGCAATTCCTGCTGCTACAGGTTCTCAGAGTGCAAAACAAACCAGAGTTAGTACATCATATAGTAATCTTGTATTACCATCTTCATCATGGTCATTAAGAGCAACTGTTCATACTGTAAATGCTGGAGTTGTGACGGCTTTGGGTGCCGATCTATGAATCCCGGCATCCTGACTCCGCCGACGCAGTTTGCGACGATGCCGCGAGGACTGCTGGGCAGGCCAGTGGCGGTGTCGATGCCCGGCGATCCATACGCATACGACGCTGACGCCTTGGGCTACATCCAGCGTGTCGAAGCGGCGGACGGTGCGCCGCTTGAGCCTCGCGTACGAACGGCGTTTAATTCGTTTGTTCAAGCCTGCAAGGCGAACGGCGTCTGGGATTCGATAACCGACTGCTGCATTCTGTGCGGCGCTCGCTCGCTGGCCGGATGCCTGCAACCTCTCAAAGGGGCAACGCCGACAAACTTCAATTTCGTCAGCGGCGATTACGCAAGAGGCGGCGCGACACCGGGGTTAAGGGGCAATGGCACGTCGAAGTATTTGTGGACAAACAGGCAAGACGCATTTTTTAATCCAAACAACGCCCACCTGTCTGTGTTCGTTACCGACATCGGGACGGTTGCAGCCACTAGCCAATATATCGGATCAGCAGTGTTGGCCCTGCTATACGGAGGTAATTTGCGGATTAGGCCAAGAGTTGCCTTCAATGCAGGTGACAGCGCGGCCAACTTAAGGGCGGCTGGGTTTATTGGCGCAAGCCGCAACGCATATTCTGTTTCATACACTGCTCGCGGAAACGCAATCTCAGAGACAATCGTTGGCGCGAGCGCATTGTTTGGAAATATCACGGTCGCCGTCCTTGCTCGCAACGGCAACGGCGGCGAAGGCGCCATTGACATCTACAGCAACGGCAGGGTGTCGTTTTACAGCCTTGGGGCTGGCGTGGATTTAATTTTGCTAGATCGCCTTGTGTCGCAACTTATGTCAGACGTTCGCGCGGCTATTCCATGACGCTCTTCGATCTTACGCTGCCGATCTCGTATGAGGATGCTAAGGTTCTGGCCTTGGTGTTCACGCCCGCCCTCGCCGGTCGCCTCGCGGAGCTACACCGGCTGCACGGCTCGTCCAACTGCGTCCCGATGCCGCTCACGCTGACCGATGGGCGGCTCATGCTCTGTGCCGACATTCTGACGGAGGTGTTGCCGGGAGGGCTGCTCGCAGATATGTGGGCTGCGGCTGATAAAGAAATATTAGGCAAAGAAGTGGAGGTTATCCCTTGGAGTGACGCTTTATTATTATTACCTCAAGATCCAATAGTAATGGAGTAACTTTCTATATTGTCAATTAAGTCAAATTTTAGTCTTAACAGAAAACGATATTGATCGTGCTTTTACTTAAGCCGCCAGCATATAATAAGTGTATACTATTATGTATTTCCCCCTAATATGAGGTTAAAATCATGCCAATTTCAACCGTAGACGTTGTAACAAACGTAGATCCAGGCCGAGAAACCCAAAATACCGGCTCTGCCGTTGTATACTGCACAAGAACTGGTAACTATGTAGCAAGTTCAGCACAAGATGTTGGCATCAGCTACGAAGCTTTAGAATCTAAATATGGTAATAGATTCGATGATGTAACATACTATACCCTAGGCAACCAAGTAATAGTGGGAGCTTAATATGCCAATTCAAAGAATAAACGAGTTTCCAGAAGGTAGCGGCAGTTTAAGTAACGATGACGTTTTCTTATTCATGGACGATCCATCTGGGTCTAGCGTTACTAAAAAGATTAGTTTAAGTCAAATAAGTGTCGCTATTGGGGGCGGTGGTGGAGGGTCTTCATTTGATGCTGCTGTAGAATGGACTAGCAATCATACTCTTGCTGACGGAACAAGATATCTTGTTAATGATCTTGTTTATAGTAGTGGTAATTTATATAGAGCAAAATTTGATAATGAAAGTATTCCAGTAACTGATACAACTTACTGGGAAAATGTTGGATCAGGATATAGATTAAATATTGATGGAAGAGATATTCCTAATATACCAAATCCTTTTGATCAAGATCTAAATACTTTTAATTTCCCAACCTTTAGTGGGGTTAATTTAAGTAATAATTCTAGCCTTGCCGAAGGGTCTTTTGATAGTGGGGTTGGTGGTAATGGTGGAATTAGTTTAAATTGCACTGTTGGTTATGAACTTAACTGGCAAGCTGGTCATTTAAGAAATATTGTTACTGGTGATGGATCAGGTATTCCACAAGTGTTATATTTAGATTCCCCCATAACATATTCTCCAACAGTAGTTTCATTAACTTTTAATACCACTCTAAGCACAGATTGTTCTTTGGGCGAAGTTTTTGATGTTACTTTAACAGATAATACCACATTAGCCAATCCCACCAATCCTGTAAATGGTAAAACAGTTCGTTGGAGAATACTTCAAGATGGTAATGGTAATAGAGGAGTAACTCTTGGAGATAAATTTGTTATTCCCAGTAGTGCAACTAGTCCACTTCCTTGGAGTACAGCCGCCAATAAAATGGACATTTTTGCCGCCACATATCACTCTGGACGAGACAAATGGGACGTTGTAGCATTTGTTCCCGGCTATTAATACAAGGAGAAAACTATGAATTTAACAGATCCAATTACTATAACACCACCCAGCATAACACGACAAGATGGGTCGGTTAGAAATTTTAATCCTATAACTTTAAATAACCTTGACGTTACTATTATTGATAGTGTTGAGCGTAAAAATGTTATTGTTCAAATAAGACCACTTCCTATGCCACTAGTTCTTTGGGAAGGTGAAAGTTATACAACTATTGGCGACTATACTCAAGCAGAAGTAGAGGCTAGAATAATCGAATTATTAGGAAACGAACCAAGCAAGGTCCTACAATCATTGTTCTCTCCTCCTGTACGACCAATTCAATAAATTAGGGAGAAAAGATGGCCACATTATATTTTAACAGTGCTGTAGATGGTGATTGGAATACTCTAGGCAACTGGTGGGATGATAGCGGCTTTACAACACCAGCATCAGCATTACCAACTAGTAGTGATAGTGTGATTGCTAGTGCAACCATTAGTAGTAATAGTGGAAGCGCCCCAACAGTAATAGACTTTACTATTGGTGGTGGAAGTTATACCATTCAGTTATCAAGCACAATTCTAACAGTAACCGGAACTGCTACTTTTAACGATTCAACAAGCCTTTTAGCACAAATTAATGGTAGTGTTGTTTTTAATGACACTTCATTTAATGATAATGGGGTTATCGTTGGAAATGTTGTTTTTAATGATAGTTCATATCATGATGGTACTGGAACACAATATGGTATAACTGGTAATGTTACATTTAATAATAATAGTTATTGTATTGGTCCAATAGACGGAAATAATATAACTGTAACATTTAATGATAGTAGTATTCTTGGGGTTTGGGATGGAACACAAGGCGGGTATATCACTGGAAACGCTGAATTCAATGATAATAGTATAAAACGAGGTAATGTAACTGGAACCATTACATGGAATAGTACTTATCACCCCGATGGAGATGGATTAACCTACTATTTCAACGGAGTCGTAGACAACGACTGGAATAATATAGGCAACTGGTGGCTGGATAGCGGATTCACCGTACCCATAACAACGCTTATAGGCTTACCTCAAAATATTGATAGCGTAGTTGCTAGTGCAAATATAACTAGTAATAGTGGAAGCGAACCAACAGTTGCAAATTTCACTATAACTGATGCTGAGATGAGAACAAACTCCAATATAACAAACAGCGCAATATTTAATGGATCATCAATACTAGCAGTACCTAGTGGTTCAATACAAATGAACATGACTGATGCTAGTGCAACTATAACATTTAATAATAATTCAGTTCACAATGGTGGAATAAATGTGTTCTCAAATGGAGGCACTGGTAGTGTCATCTTTAATGATTCTAGTTATATAAATACTGGTACCATTAATGCAAACACAACTTTTAATGATAATTCTGCTCTTGGCGTTAGCGGAAACATCACTGGAGATGTTACTTTTAATGATAGTAGTATTAAACGAAGCACCATAACTGGAACAATCACATGGAATAGCTCCTATCCAAATGATTATAGTTTAACTTACTACTATAACAACGCCACCACTGATGGTGATTGGAGTAATCTTAACAACTGGTGGTTGGATGAAAGTTGCACAATTCCCATCAACGGGGCCATAGGACTACCAGACGCTGGAACAGTTCCCCAAAATCAAATTGATAGCGTTGTTATATTAGCTAATGTAAATACTGTTAGTCTTGGAGTAAGTATAGAAACTTTGGCCAAATGTAAAAATCTAACTGTTGGTACTAGTAGTGTTGGAAATATAAATTTTGACATTAATATTACTGTGAGTTATACTGTTACTTTTAATAATAATAGTAATTTTGCGTATTATGGTAATAAGATTATCTATATTGGTAATAATGTTGTTGTTCCTACTATAACATTTAATAATGGTAGTAGTATTGATGGTAGCATACAACCGTACCTAAGTGCAACTTACAATGTGCCAAATATTATTCTAAATGATAGTTATGTTAATGAGGCCGCTTTAAATAATGGAGCAAATATAGCTGGAAACTTAACTCTCAATAACTATAGTAGCATAACTTTTTATAGCTCTCTAATGACTAGTAGCAACAATTATATTTTTAATCACAATTCACAAATATTTGGACTAGGAAACTATGGAACTTATTTCGATATACCTTGCCAATCCATGACTTTTAATGATTATAGTGGCGAGAGTACTTATCTGTTTATTGGAAGATTTAACTGTTCTAATGTGGTTTTGAATGACAATTCATTTATTGATAAAAGAATAGACTTTGCTTTTAGTTCTTTAGTGTTTAATGATTACTCTTCATATAGAAGTTTGGGATATAACTCAGAAAGCGCTTTCGGTAGTTTTTGGTATGATTATGGTCAAGGAACCAACTCCTACACCTTTAATGACAATTCATTTAACTATGGATACATTTATACAGGA